CTATAAAAGATAATAAAATGCAAATAGTTGCATGTACAACAAGCAATATAATAAATATTACTAATATAAATATAAATAATTCAGAAATAGATGAAACTATTTATATTGATAATAAAGAACTTGAAAAAGTTTTCAGTAATATTAAAAATATTGAAAAGATCAAGATATATAAAAATGATCTTAAATTTATTGGAGATAGCGATAGTATAAGTGTTTCAATAAAGAAAGGAGATCCTAGATTTCCTGATTATGAAATGTACTTATATGATGGAAATAATTTAACTCAAATTTCATCAAATATAATTGACGAAAAAGAATTAAATAAGAAAGATTCATATATATTATTTGATAAAAATAATATATTGTATTCGAGGATAAATGAAGGAGAATTGAATATTTACAAATCACAAGAAGTAAATATAAATTTTGATTCAAAAATTGCAATTAATGCGAAGCCATTAATTCAATTGAAAAAATATATGAATATAAATAAAATTATCAATTTTAATATTAAAATTGATAAAATTAGTGTATTTAATATATACAATAGAGGAATGAAAATTGATTATTATATTTTAAATACAATGATTAATAATTGGAATAAAATATAGCATATGGAAATAGAATTGATTGATTATCTTATGCAAATAAATTTTGAGCATGAGATAAAAAGAATCTTTAAATATTATCGAAGAAGCTATATAATCATCAAATTAATGTTTACAAATCATTTATTATGGATACATTTATAAAGGGTGATAAACAAGCATGTATCTATACTGTAAGACAGGACTTTTACAAGGTTAAAATCATCCTGAAATATGAAACTGGATACCAAGAGACCTCTGTTAAAGAGGACTTTAAGAATGAGAGAGTGGCTCTTGCTCACATATATAGTCAATATAAAAATAGACTATTAGAGGAAGGGTATATGCAAACAGGTAATCATTTGGAATGTGTATTAAATGGAAAATAAAAAAAAACTGAAAAAATGGTAATACATAGATATTTTACGAGAGCTTTAGAAGACTCTCAATTTTTCGAAGCACCTAAAAGTGTTTTTGACTTATTTAATTATAATACTGTATGAGTTTTAAAATAAATAGAAAACAATTATTAAACGCTTTAGAGGGTATGGTGAAAATCATGCCCTCAGCGACAGAGCTGCATTTTTTAGTAGACAACGAGATAAGAATAGTTATTGAAGGCGAAGTTCACATTGATTATTTTTTAGGCTATAATAAAGGAGCCGAATTTCGTATTGTTTTTGATTTTAAGCCTTTTGTTTTTTTGTTAAGAAACACCAAGGTGGATGAAATAATAATTGACGAAAAGCTCGCGAAAATAGGTGATAATGAAATTTTTAGGGTGGAGAGATCAGAATATAACTCCTTCAAATTTGCTGACACCGATTATAAAAATTTAAACGGAATTGAATTTCAGGAAAGATTGAGTAATGTAATCAAATTCACCGGCAAAAAATCAGATTCAACCTTTAGATATGTAGCAGTACACAATTCAACAATTATGGGTACAAACTCAAGTATGTTAGGTGCCTTCCCATTCGAATCCCCATTTTCATTTGCTTTCACTGCGGATATAGCACCTATATTATTAAAGCATGTAAAAAGTGCCGAGCATTTGAAAATAGCTATCTTAGAAAATCTCATATGTATTATGAATGGTGCCCGAAGGTTTATCTTTGGTAAATCTAATAATCATATGCTCGTAGAAGAAGTAAAAGATATGGTTGAAAACAAATTTAATAACACTGAATTGTTTTTATCACTACCACGCGAGGAGCTTATTGGATTTCTAAAGGATGCTAAAAAAATGAAAATAGAAAATTTAATATTCGAAAGTAACGGTAACGAATGTATATTAAAAGCAGGTGAATACGTTTTTGGAAAATTTGAAACAAAAGATACTGATTTTGTGAAGTACACAGGTGTTGACACATTACTAACATGTATATCGTACGACAAAAAAGATATAAGTAATGTGGATATATTTAGAAATGAAATGTTCGCAAAAATAGGAGATGAAAATGCAAACGTGTTTTTTACATTAGCCACTTTAAAATAGACAGAATGGAAATCCTAAAAGTTTCAAATTTGAAAAAAATTAGTAATAAATATCTGCGGAGCTGCGGGTGCTGGTAAAAGCTATTCGGCTTTGGATTTAGCGCGTGTAATGGTTAGCAAAGGGGATGAAGTGTGTGTAATAGATATCCACGTCTATTCTGGATTATATTTTTAGAGTCTTGGCTTTTGAGTATTTGGGTAGAGAAGATTTGGTGCATAAGAATACAACTGCATATTTACAAGATAGCTCTGATGCTACTATATGCACAAAATGTGGTAATAATACAAAAAGAGTAGGTACCTGTTATCTGTGCTATACGTGCGGAACTACAACAGGGTGTAATTAATAATTTAACCTTTTAAATAAAATGAAACTGACAAAGAATAAGATTGTTATTGCTATTATACTAATAAGTATGTTTTTAGTATATTTAAGTAGTCAAAAGACACCTAAAGAAGTAAAGAGAGTCCCTTTAAAAACGGTAAGTGCTTCATGGGTTTATAATCTTGTGGAGGATATGGATATTAATATGTTAACTCCCCGGATTAACGATCTGGATTATGCGATTAAAGAAATTTCTGATATACCAATAGCTCTCGAAAACTGTGCGACTGTACATGGGAGTGCCTATAGTATTTTGGATAGTACACTATTTGATAGTGATACCATTATTCTGAAACACTACATAGATTATAAGAAATCTATAAGGTGGACAGAAAAGGAAACTCTAGATATGTACGACTCTTTTAATCGACGTGATTTTGTGTCTTTTTTTAACTCTCGAAAAAGTATAGAATTGGCTAGGATCTATCAAAAGAGCGTTTTAGATGCCATGAAACGCCGAGTAATTTACTTAACAGATACAACAGGAAAAACGCGTATCTTTAACAATTAATCGTAGGAGGGTTATGTAGGCTCCTTGGAAGTGTAAATCCAAGGAGCTTTTTTATAAAATGAATGCTAATTATAAAAGACAAAACATACACTATGTGAATTCAGTTAAATTCTATTATTTATTCAGATTTTCCGGTAACAGGGTTTCTATTTTGGTAGAGAATCCTGAGATATTTTTATTAGAAGTCGGAATAAATAAACTGCAAGCCTTTTTTAGTGTGTCTAAGCATAGACTGTACTTTAAGGTATGTAAAAAAGAGTGTAATTTTATTGTCTCGGATTACATTAAAAAAGAGATAAAATACAGACTTAGAAATAAGTCTAAACTAAAATCATTAATAAATAAAATAATGGAAGTAGAAAGCAATTATTATCAAAATGAGCGGTTAAGTCATTCTGATTTAACTTACTATCTGGAGAATGGTATAGTAATGTTCTCGAGATATAAGGAAGCCGCTATTCAGGGGATACAGCTTAAAAAACCAACCGCTGCAATGTTATTAGGAAGGGCTACTCATGCTGCAATTCTAGAACCGGAGACTATGGATGATTTATATACCCATTTCCCCGGAGAAATGCCTAACTCACCTAATAAGAAAAAGTTCTGTCAGATCTTTTTAGAGATAGGAAATGCCGTAGAAGCCTATAAAGAATCCTATACAGTAACACGGGATACCCCCGAAACTGTAAGAAAAAAGTCCGGGGAATTATTAGTCGAGTTATCCGATTATATTTTACATCTGAAAAATCTAGGATCTAAAATACTATTGGAAAGTAGTGATTATAAGAAAATTATGGAGCTGAAAGTTAGTTTCTTTGAAAATTTAGCCGTACAGAGTTTATTTAATAAGTTCTCCAAATCTAAAAGAGTAGAGGAAAGTATATATAATAGTATTAATAATGTATTATGTAAGGGTAAACCTGATATGATACTCGAAAGTGAAGACGGTAGTCTATGTATGATAGATATTAAGACGACTTCAAACGCATCCCCGGAGACCTTTAGAAAGTATCTGAAGTGGAGTAATTATGAGAGACAACTAAGTTTCTATACACTCCTGTTAGACAGAAAAGTGGACTTCTATTATATAATAGCTTTAGATACAATAGGTATCTATACTGTTGTTTATGAGATTCCTGTTAGTAATATTACAGCACATTTTAGTTTTATAAAAACTAGAATTGCAGAATTACAGGAGGCTATAAACAGTAAAGTAACCACTTACGATTCAATAATAAGTGTAGACCCTATAAATGAAGGGTTTGATTTAACCAATTTTTATATAGTCCCCGATATAACTTCTTAAGTTTATGATCAAAACAAAAACAACAACCTACATTTTACCATTAGTAAACCACCAGTTCTTTTTCCAGCTTTTTCAAGTGTTGCCTTTACGCACATTTTCTAATGCGTATCTGTTGGAAAATAACCCAACATCTTTAGTATTAGTATTTGAAATAGATACAGATACTATTACAAAGATGGAAAAAATAAGCGAAATCTTTGAAGTCTATTATGACTTGAATGCAGAAACTGCTATTTCGTATACCATTGGTACTGAGCAATTTATTTTAATAGAGATCCCTATAGAAAAAGAGTATCTTAATTCTTTTGAAATAATAAAAGGGAGTAAGTATAATTCATTAGAGCCGACGGTTAAGAATAGGATTATACATTTAAATGAGTTGTGTATTAATACTTGTGAGAATGATAATCAGGCGTTAATTAATAACTTATACTCGGATAAACGGCACTTAAATCTATTCAAAAATGCTTTTGATACAGATGTGGATATACAAGAAATAGAGTCTCTTTTTGACCCTGATATTGAATATATCCCGGAAACTATCTATAATTTTAGAACAACACTCAGAGATTTATATAGCTATTTCTCGGAATTGGATAAGGAAAAGAATGCTGATTACGATACTTTTATGATGTAGGTATTGAGGAATAATTATTATTTTTGTAACATAAGGATTGAAACAGTTTAAAGTACCTAAGAAATTAGGTACTTTTTTTTTATTATTATAACTATATGCAAATAACACAAATAGACACACAGGAATTTATAGATATTTTATTTATAAATTTAGTAAGTCGGTTCGATTTACCCTTCAGCTCTGAAAGAATGAAAGAAGACTTTTATACTTATTTAGAGTTTTTAATAGATTGTAGAGAGGAGAAGTCAACTTCCTTTATTTTAAGGAAAATAGACATCCTTGGCGAAGAGATCGCAAAGTTTTTATATAAAAATGAATATGGATCTCCGGAAGTATTTAAAGAATTTGTAACTTTAAGGGCTGAAATTACCCTATTTCTAGTTGTCCATTTGGGGCCAGTTTTCTGGTTTGATTAAACGTGTCCAATTAAGTGGTCCCTCGGGACCACTTTTTTTTTTTATTTTTTAGTAACACTAGGATCGTCTTCCGCAGTTCTTTCTCTTAAGTCTTTCGGATAGGTTAATTTTGACTGCATATTCTGGTGTAAATATAACCCTGGGATTATTTTTTCTAAGTATTTCCATACTTTGTAATTCCCGGCATTAGGACCTTTAGTTTCAATTAACTTTTTATATTCTTTTCTATCTTCTGGATCTGTCGTCGCAATTTTTACAGTCTCATTCATGAATTTATAGATATTCTCTGCGGTTCTTATAATGGGTACTAAATCCTTATAGAATCCCGAATACGTCGCTGTTTTAAAGTAGTATTCCATGTCAGCTATAGATTCTTTTAAAAGATTTAAGGGCATAGCTGTAAATAAATTAGCTACTGTGAAAGGACTTTTATCCTTACTATATTTCACACCCTCCGGAGTTACATCTTTTTCAGGCTCTTCCGGGGGATTTATACCTAATGCTATCATGGACAGAAGAGCATAGTTTGCTATTAGAAAAGTATATATACACAACTCCCCACGTAACTTACTTATATTATCTGCGTCTATCTCTGACAGTACCTTTTTATTTCCCCGTTGAGCCGCGAGAGTCTCATGTCCTATTATAAGATTGGCTATTGCATGGAAAAATTGGACAGGCGCTTTTTGCCACCTAGGATCAGCGTCATTCACAAAAAGAGAGGTATATCTTCCTTTAGTATATTCTTCCGAAATGTAGTTATACTCTAAAGAACCAAATCTATTTAGTATACCTGAACTTATCCATCTTCTAAATGTAATTAGAGCTCTCCCTAACACCCCTTTTTGAGCAAGAATAGGGGATAGTGCGTCGTATTCACCATATAGATAAGCACATTTCTGCTTGAACTTACTATAAAATTTCTTGAAATCTACTCCAGGTAAGATATTGCCATCCGAGTCAATAGCTTCGTAGAATGTTATCGGAGCTCCATTAACTAAGACAGGGTTATTATTTTCATCTACTGCAGTTGTATTCTGCATTAAAGTTAAACCCAGAGATAATTTACCCGCCCTATCCGACATAGCCAGAAACATGAAAGGCTGTATTTTATTTTTTAAGGTGTGTGAGAGTCCTGCTCTCTTGAATCCATTTGGGTTCCCATAAGCAGACTCAACTACAAAGTTGTTTATACCCAGTAAATTAGCAATCCTATCATACTTTTTATTAGGAGTTAGATTAAAAGCATCCTTAAATGCATTAAGAAGATTCTGTAAGTGGTTTGTAAATAATCTGGGAGACGTACTGAAATGTATTAATCCGTTTATACTATTCTGCATGATATCTTTCATAGCCGAAAATCCATTAAAGCCCAGACTTAATACCCTTGCATAAGTAATAAAAGAATCCACAATGGACGAGATAGTTACATGCCTTCCTATAGTTTCCTTCATTTCCTTTAGTCTCTCTATTTTTTTTAGAGTGTCGTTATACCGAAAACTATCCTTAAACTTAGGATCTGTTTGTTTCGCTAAATAGTCCGTTAATTTCTGTATCTCACGGTCTATTTGTAAAATTTTAGTTTTATCCCTCTCATTTAAGAATTTCTTACCCTTAATAACCCCCTCCCGATCTTTTTTGCGAGCGTATAGAATAACTTGGTTAAAGTACTCCAGACGTTCCAGGAGGGATTTATTTTTCTTTTTAGCTTCATCAGTAGTGGTAGCTAATTCAGTTACATTAGCTTCCAGTACTTCCATGATAGGTTTTAGAAGCGATTGAGCTTTGTGATATTCTGCCATCGCCGTAAAAGCTAGAATAACATCCGCTAAATTCCTGTTTCTATCCTTAGCTTCCATTTGTCCTGAAAGCATATAGACAGGTATCAATTGCTTGTCTTTCCCGGTAAATAAGTTCTTATCGCCTCCTACATTACTGATAGGTATATGGTCTGTAATACTATTTATAATACCGTTCTCAAAAGATTTCCGCATTTCTTTTAGACTACCGGAGAGTAAATTATCCTTGAAACTTTTTGATAATTCCGGAATATAATCCCACGGTAGTTCTTCACCGCCTATGTTATCCCAAATAAACGGTAAATCCCTCCTGATATTCCTTAATTGATTTGAAAACATTTCGTAAAAAGCCCACTTTACCGGATCATTTTTTATATCCTGATACGTTTGAGAAACATACTGAGATTTAGGAGTTTTGTGAACATACTTTATAGACTGATCCCCTTTATAAGTCCCATTCTTTATACTTTCTATAACCAGTTGAGGATTGTTTTTGTACTTAAACTCATTTACAGCTTGATTAAAAGCCGGAGTACCCGCTCCGTAAAGAGTTTCGGCTTCTTGTATGTATTTATTTAAGTGATTAAGATAGCTCTTGAACTTCTTTTTATTTTCCGCAGAATCCACATCCAAATCGAAATCGTGCAGTGCCATCATTGCCTTATTGTAAGATTCATAGTCATACACAAAATCTGGATCGTTGGAAGTATTGACTAAGTATTTATCTCTTAACCCAGCTACAATAGCATAATAAGCACCTTCATATTCGGTTATGAGACCGTCTCCGGTAGGACTGAAAAATATATCATAATTTTGTCCGAATTTAGCCTCGTAGTCTTTTACTATAGGTATAATAGAGGTTCTAAAACTATTAAACCTCTCATTAGCGTCAAAAAATAGCTCTTGTGTTGTTTTATATATACTGTGAATTATGGGGTGGTGTATAGTTTGTATACCGTGTATAAATTTATTCACGAAGTTAGTTATAAATTTTAGAGGTTTAAACACATCTTTGAAATCCCCACCGACTTGTTTAGCAACAACTTTTTTCTCAAGCTCCGTGAGTGTATTCTCTATTTTTTTTAACTTTTGTTTCTGAACACCTATGAATTCCACCAGTGCCTCGGGTATCATATCTGCGGGTAAAGTATCCAGCACTATGTGTGCTAATCTCATCTCACATGTAAGTGCATTTATCTTAAATAAATTCACATTCTCAGGGTCCAGCGTTTCTAAGTACTCTATACTGGGGTATATAGAATCTATGTTTGAAAGAATACTTGCGATAGAGGGATTCTTAAGAATTTTTCGGAAAGCTTTGACTTTGGAATCTACTGCTTTTATTTTTTTATATAACTCCTTTCTTTCTTCTTCTGAAGCTGTACTTCTAAATTGTCTGTCTAAGTCCGCTCTATAGGTTTTAAAATTAGCTATAATACCCTTGATATACTCTTGTACAATCTCAGGGTCCTCCGTTGTACAAGAGCTGGTACCATTGTCTTTTAGATAGTTAGCTGTTCCAGAAAAAGAGTCTAATGCTTTTTTAGTTTGTTGCTCCGTTTTAGGCGGAGGCGGGGTTTCTTTTTTATCCTCTGCAGGAGCTTTGAAAACCCCATTTTCAAAGTCATCTAGGAAAGATAGAAACGAATCCGAAACAGTACTTGGCGGAGCTTGTGTTGTTTTAGGTGTAGTAGACGTATTCTGTTGAGTCCCCGTAGGTGGGGGCATCTTATTTAGTTGGTCAAAAATCTCTGAAAATGCACTTGAGACCTTAGTTGACTGTGGGTTAGTTTTAGGCGTAGTAGACGTATTTTTTTGAGTCTCCGTAGGTGGAGGCATCTTATCTAGTTGATCAAAAATCCCTGTAAAACCCCCTGAATTCTTAGTGAGCTGAGGGTTAGTTTTAGCAGGATTCTCATCCAGAAGCGTAAACATATCCGCATCTTTTGTGCCCTCTTTTATATGGGGTTCGGTTAAGAACTGATCTCCATCTTCTTTTTCAAAAGATTTTAAAGAGTCTGCTTCTTCTTTTAGAAGGTCTTTTTCCGGGCCTGTTATTTGGTCGGAAGTACCATCCTCCTCAATAGTTCCCTGACTATATAAAATACCTGTCGTAAAAGGGTTTTCCAGAGCATCTATAATTTCATCCTCTGTTAATAGAGGGTTTTCTACTAAAGCTGATCTTAGGTTCTCTTGAGCCTCTTTCACGTTCTTAAGTGGGGTTAGAACGACTAAGGGTCCATCCGGAGATTCCTTCATACGCACTGTAAAGAAAGAGGGCATCTTATTAATAGTAGCTCCCACTATACATTTAGGTAGTATCCCGGGAAATTTAGATGCTTTAATAGTATGCTGCATTTTAGCGGCCTTATTAGTTGGAACTCCGGACTCCCTGATATGGGTTTCTACAAAGGGGTCCACTGTGAACTTAGATTTCCCATTACAAAAAGCTTGCGCTACTAAACTCAGCTGTAGCTGTTTATTACCTTGTGGGGTTTCTAAGAAATGATTTAGGTCTGAATTTAAGTCTCCAAAAAAAAGACTTATTAAAGGTACCGGTATAATGCTCGATATTTGACCGGGTCTATCCACTTTAAAGTCTTCAGTAGCTCCGTATAGAATCAACGATTCCAGAAATTGATACTCTAAAGGGGACTGGGCATTTTGTTCCAATAATTTTAACTCGTTAGTTAAACTTACTCTGTTATCCGGATTAAAAAATACGTTGGTATTGATTCCTAAGGATCCGTCAGGTTTCAGTGCAATAATTTTGTGAAGTTCCTTATATTTATTTGAAAAATCGGGGGTATTTAAGATGTCTAGAAGATTCCCCCCGGTAATAGCTCTTATTCTTGTCAGAGATTCCTTTGTACCCTTTAATTTCTCGAACACTTTCTGAACTGCATAAGTATATGTCATATGCACAATCTTATCATTGCAGAAAGTTCTGAAGTGAGCATTACGGCTGGCTTCCTCCGAATTAGCGTCGTTTATATAAAACAAATTCGTTATAAAGGCATCCAGATCCTGAGTACCAAATAACCTATTCGTTGCGGAGATATTATACATGTAGTTTCTTAACTCATGTGGGGATGAATCCACAACCTCCTTGTAGTCATCTTTAATGGCTAAAGCAGAGCCCTCCTTTTGTGGAGCATTCGCTAAATTATAATTACGCTTATTAATGGCAAGTTGGTTGGCAAAGTCTACCTTATCTACTTTACTGTTTTTTATGAAAGAGGCTAACTCCTTTGAAGCTATAAATAACCCTTGAAAGTCTGTATTAAACATATATTCTACAGCCTCTTGAAAAGCACTAAGTTCCGCTGCATTCGCAGGGTCTGAAAGATATTCTACTAAAGCAGCACTATCCAAGTCCTCAGGGGAATATTTTGATAGAGTCTCCAAATGCTTTTCATCTAAAGTAACCGGTCCGGAGGATTTTTTTTCACTGGACTCCCCTTCTTTTACGGGGGCTATATCACAGAGGTCCTTTATTGCTTTACAACTCTGTAGATGCTCACGTACTTTTTCCTGATCCTCCATCGTTAAGTATAACTGCACGTAAGGATTGGAAACTATATGACCCATAAACACAAAATGGTCCTCTACGGATTTATTTAAATCTAAGCCCGCTAAAAAAATCATAAAGTTAAAAGTATTTATATTACCCCCAAGGATAGGTAATAATTGCTCCTTTGCCCCATCCAGCGCAGAAGATAGCATCTGATTTAAGATTTTTAGGTGGTTACTATGGTTAAACATCGGGGCCTTAACAGGCGTAACAGCCTCCGCACTTTTCAGCTGTATGGATAAAGATCCTAACGAGACATTACTGGTTTGAGAATCTGCAGAACTGGAGATAAACTGAGCTTTTGTCGCTGCTATTAAGGCACTGGCAAATATAGAAATACCTTGAGTACTTTCCTTATTTAATATAAAGGCGTTTTGCTGAGCACTGAAAGAAAGAGTACTATTTCCGGTTGCTTGCGCTGTTGATTTATTCTTAAATTCTGTAAAGTCTTTCTTAAGATCCGTAATAGTTTTACCCGCGGCAGACATTTCATCTATAGTTTCATATCCTAAAAAAGATGCAATAGTTTCCGGATTCGTACTTAATGTTATGTACAGTAATGTTGTCAGATCTTCTAATTGTTTTACACTGAAATTATTTAGATCCGTAGTATCTATAGAATTACCATTAAAAGAATTAGTAAGACGTGTATTAGCCAATACCGCATCCTTATTTTGAGGATCTACCTCGCTTAGGGTATCTATGGGAGCTATTACGAAATTCTGTAGATATAGAGTTACTTTATCATAGTCAAAATCACTACCCATTGTAACGGTTACATCTGTAGGAACCACCGCATACTGTACTCCTGAATCCGGTAGGAAACCGACTATTTCAAAAGATTGTCCGAAACTCTTAGCCGCAAAAGGTACCCGGAATCCATAAGCTGTAAATAGACTCTTATCTACATTACCCATTTCCATTAGCTTCTGAAAATCTTCCTGAGTAATTAGATTCTTATTAGCATCCCTTATTTCAGGAAAAGGTATTAAGATCTGCCCCGGGAGAACAGCTGTCTCATTTCCGGACGAGTCTCGACTCCATGTTACTCTATCCTCTGATATAGAATCACTCCAATACATGTGCCCGGGACCTATATTTACTTTTGTATGTGCATCCGTTTTATAAAAATATCTATAGGATTTCTCCCCATTCTCGAGGATAATAGGCTCTCTATATACTTTCCTACTGGACATGAGACGCTTAGGCTTAGTATCTCCCAACCAAAGTATATTATCCTCTACCTCAGAATTCAAACTCTCAAATGTAACTCCGGATACTTGGTATCCCGGCACACCGGGTAACTTCTTATCGGCTAGTTCACCCTTCATAAAAGACACAAACGCAGCCTCTATTAAGTTTCTAAAAGGGTTTAAGAATAAAGGTAATACAAAATCACTCCCATCCTCTTTCATGGCAATGGATTGAGTTATATTGCTATTTCCTTTATGTTCAAGTATTTTTTTCAATTCCTGAGCAAGCTGGATTTTACCAAATAAAGATAGCTGATCCGTACCGGGAATTAAGTATTCAGACATAAACTGCTCCTTCTGGTGGGAATAACGAAGGGTCTGTGCCTCCCTGAGAGTGGATAGTAACTCCTCATTGGTAGTTACAGTAGTTTGGAACCCTTGGGGCATGGTTACAGTGGCAGTGGGATTTTCAAATAACCCTACTCTATTTAGAGCGGATGCTTGATTGTTTTCTGTAACACGCCCCTTAAATTTTTGCTGAGCCTCTATTTGCATGTACGAATCCTCTCTGTGAATTGTGTACACATTATCAGGAGTAAAGGGATCATTTAAGCTCTTAATTATTTTACGAGGTACTCTACCTTTTTTCAAAGCACTCTCCGTCGAAACGCTCTGTATATTATTAGCGTACATAAAATCCAACAATGCTCCTAACTTGGTGTTCGCAGTAGCTGTTTTAGTAAGAATGTATCTGGAATCCTTTATATAGATTTCATTATCTACACCCAAATCTGATTCCGTACCCTCTAACTTAGCCCCTTCTTTAGTGTAGCCCACTACAACGGGTTTAAAAACACCTAATTGAATACCATACTGAGCTAAGAATTCTCGCGTTAATAAACCTTCATCGTCTCGGGCCTGAATCTCCTCACACTCCTTTACAGTTAATTTCCCGGAACAGTGTAGATAATATAAGTAGTCTTTTAGTGTTGTAAAACCCTGAGCATCCGCCTTAGTTTGAGCTTTCAACTTACCTTCCAAAGAGGGATTCCCCGACTCATATGCCAGTGCTTTGTAATAAGAGGCCTCTTCATTTGCATACTGTTCATTAGTAACATCGTCAAAAAAACTATCACTTACAATCGCATGGTTATAGCTAGTAACTTTACTATCCGGACTTTTAGAGGAGTATTCTGAAAAAACTCCCGAGTTCTCCATAGGTATATACACAGGTTGAGTTCCCGGAGCAATCGCAGCCGCAGCTCTTTTTGTATAGTTAACGCTTAGATTATTAATAGTACTGGAGTAATTGTTTGGGTCTACTTTTTTACCCGATTGTGCGGGATCAAAAAGATTCATACTAACCTGAAATTGGCTTACAGTATAATTTGCAACATACTGAAGTGCTATGAAAGATAGCACCAAATCGGAATTCTCTAAGTCCTCGGTCAGAATACCCTCAGGGAACATTGACGGAAATGTCTGGGCTATAGTTTCCAGAGTATCTCTATTGAGGGCATTTGTAAAATGACCTGAGCTAGTGGGCCCAAGTAAGGACTTACCTTTCGGGAGTGTTTTCAGAGCACTCTTTATGAGGGGAAGTGCTTTCTCAGCCTCATTGTTTAGAAAATGTGCGAATCTTGCTGCAATTTCCGTATCTGCTATTGGTAGATCCCACGAGGGTAATGTAAATTTATTATTCTTTAAATCCTCGGGGTTATTCATAAAACTGTGCATTACATAGTAATGACCTAAGCCCCGGGAATAGGTACCATCATTATTTTTAATATAAAAGAATTCCACCGGATAGGATTCCAAGTAAGATCCGAAAATCTCGTTAAATTTACCGGGATCTCCCAGTTCCTGAGCCTTTATTAGAGCCTTCTGTTCCAACTCTCGCCATATCCCATTTAATTTTACGATACGTTCGTATTCTCTTTTAACGGACCCGAATATACTTTGTGCAGCATGTTGGGTCAATTTGGAGAAAAGAGGACATCCCTGATCTCTTAAATCTATAAAATTAAATTCCGTTTTAAACTTAATAACCGGGTTTCCTGCACTATTTTTGACCACTTTTAGGTTACCTTTATCTGCTGTTATACTAGAGGGGGTTACGTCATATAGAATCTTAGTGGTTTTATCTGAAAGACAAAATATAGGTAGTTTCCAAGCAGTTACCTTCTTGATAGCATTCCATAACGAGACTAAGTGGGATGCATTTACTTTATCATTGGGAGCCTTCGTGTACTCTACCAGACCATCCTCTTTACTCAAAATACCCCTACTTATACTGCTCTTTGTAGGACAGGGATTACTCTTAGTTCCATTACTTGTGTCAGTATTTCGGGGAGTTGTGGTTGTTGTTTGATAATAGGAAGGATTTGTTAGCTTAGAAAAAGTAACCCCGTTGACATTCTTAGTAGTTCTACCGTCATTTGAATTTACTTGGGCGAGTAAGTCTATAATTTTTTTTAACCGCTTCGTATTCTCATCCCAGAAAAAAGAGCTGAGGGGTTCTTTGGAATGGTTATCAGGATCTCCTATTACCTCTATAAAAGCAAATTTGACATCCTTTAATAGATCCCTCATTTTTCTTGTTACATTCCCGGACGATAATGCTTCTGTATCTGAAATTAAATACTCATATAAAGCATAAGGTAAATCCCTTAGAATATTCTCACTACCGTAGGGATCTAATAAATTCACACTAATAAACTTCCCATTAGAATCCAGTATTTGAACCTTAAAAAGATTATAGAAATGTAGGGTTAGATTTTCCAGCTGTTCATCTGTTAAAATGAGGGTGTTGTTAGCCGTATCTATAATCACCTTTCCGTCTATAAGTGTTTCTAAAGTTAAACTGGGGTTTATTAACAGCCCGTTAATACGGTCAATAGTATCCTGTATAGATTTAACCGCAGAAGGAGAATCCCTGAGTGTTTTGTGATCTTTTTTATTCGGAATCTTTTTACCGGTGGTAGGATCAATCTTAAGAAGGCGACCCAGTATTTGCGCAGCTCTTCTTTTAACTTGATTTGTAAGTTTAGAATATAAATTGTGGCCTTCGGTTTCCTGAAAAACATCCGCATATACATCATTATCCTCATTGTAATAGTACGAATCTATCTCCTGTCTGTTAAAAGCTTTGAAAATTTGAGCTTCCTGTAGGCTACCCTCAGGGAAAATCTCCGTGAAGTTTTGTAAGAATGCAAACTTGTGGTACACAGAAGGCATACTTAACACTTTTTTTATTAGCTTCCTAAAAACTTTTATATCCCCTTTACTTTTGGAAACAAGCATCTGAAGAGTTCTTGTAACAAAAATAGGATCCTCATAGACGGGTAGATTTGTCCCCTCAGTACGGGCAAGCTCTAACTCACTTGAAACGATTTTTTGACCCGTATCATTTACGGGTTTGGAATTTCGGCGCCCTTTAGCCGGAGGGGGTGGAGCCTCTTTAGGAGCTTGTTTTTTCTTAGGTATAAACCGGAGTAAGGCGTGGTATTTTTTGCTAAGGATATTTTGCGAGTGGTCTGTAGAAGCGCGATCCCTTGTGAAAGACTCGGATATCTCTGCATCTTCGGTTGTATCCTTGGAAGTTGTAGTATTGGAATTCTTAGATTTCACCTCGTAAATAGCACAAAGCATCCCCATAACTTGCTCCTGAATATTAGTAGGAGCTTTAGCTTTGCTAAGGAATAAATACTTATTCAACACCCCCTCTTTTTTCAAAGTACTTAGTTTTTCCAGAATACTATTCCTATACTCAGGGGAGATATTATCGAAAAACTCGTGGATAGCATCGGTACTTAGCTGCAGTAATTGTTCATACGTTATAGCCACTTTAGAGTTTTTTTCAAGTGGTGTATTTAAGTTACTTAAAACTATTCGTATAATACCTCCTACAATAGAATCCAATTCCTGTCGCGTAAACTTTCGATTTAACCCCGCCTCCGGTATATCTAGAAGATTATCATTATTAACATCTCGAGTAAGTTTTTTAACTGCTTTTATAATGGCTTTACGAGAGGCTTGACTCTTAGACATCTCAATGCGAAGTTTTTCATCAAACGTAAGTTCTTTTTTCGGGTCTATTTTGACGGGTTTAACCTGATTAGACTTTGTAGTATTATTACTAGTCTTGTAACTCAAAGTTCCCTTTTCGGGGTTCTGTGTAGTATTGTTTTTACCGGTAGGTTTCACTGAGTAACTAACTTGCTGGGGAGGTGCAGAGTTTTTTTGTGCTGCAGGTTTGGCGGGGGTAGTTTCTCCCTCCTTAATGATAATATTCTGAGTAGGTGCCGTGTCTTGAGTCGAAGCTACAGATTGCGTAGATCCTTCCTGCAGCGTAGTTTTTTCACCGTGTTCAGAAGACTCTTCTTGCGTAATAGTAATAGCCTGTGGGGCTGTTATTTCATTAAACTGAGACTCTATTTCATTTAATTGAGCTGTAACTTGTGCTAATTTAACCCTTACATTACTAAATTCACCTCGTATTTGGTTCATTGAATTTTCCAAGACTTCTGCGGAATCTCTTTCCGCCGCACTAGCCTTCTGGGGATTCTGAGTACTTTTTAACGTCTCCAGACTTGCTTGGGCGTCTAATAGGTTAGATTTCAGTTCCGCTTCTTCTTCTTGCAACTTCTGATGCTCCTGAATTAGAATTTGTTTTTGCAAGTTTAACAATTCCACTGTTTTTCCCCGTAACTCTTGCTCCAGTAGTAGAATCTCTTCAGATTTTGTCTCACTTGGTTTAGTCCTATTTTTACCTGTCTTGAGTTTATTTATTCTCTTATTTAACTTCGCTATCTCTTTTTCTAGAATCTTTTTAGCATTAACCGGGATTTCAGTAGCCACCACAGAACCTTCAGGTGTTTTAAACTGAGGATTCATAATGGTATTTTCTGTAGTTACTACCCCATCAGTACTCACCTCATTAGGATTCGTGGGGTTATTAAAGTTTGACGGATCTCCGGTAAGAGTCGGTTCTGTCTGTACTGGTGCCTGTGTTTCTACGGGTGCCTGTGTTTCTACGGGTGCCTGTGTTTCTGGCGGGGTTTCTTCGAATACTCCCTCGAATACCGCGCCTGTGCCCGTTGTGGATTGTTTTAAATCAGAATCAACGGACTCCGTATTCTTATCTACAGTTACTTCAGGGCTGGGTGTAGTAGCAGTTACAGCATCAGGTTGACTTAACTCTACATTTACTGCCGTAACAGATTCATCTGTTGCAAGTGCATAATCTTCAGGAGTAACTCCGAAAAATCCCCCCCACTTCCTATTCTCAGCATCTACTACATTTTGGCGTAATTCCTGAAAAGGCTCTCCCTGATATTCCACGTGTGAAATATCACCAAGGCATGAGGTAGGGTTACTCTTATTAGTATAGACTTTAACAGGGTTCTGACCCTCTACCTCAGGTATAGACATCTTTGCAGACTCCTCCAGTACTCTTTGAGAGTCTCCTCGAAGTTCGGCTAAAACAATATTAACCTGATGCTCAAATGTTTTTATTTTTAGTGGCGTATGAATAATCGAATTACTTAAAACGCGAATTCCTTGACCACGTAACATCTCCGAGTATAATTCCAGCTGATATGAGTAAACATTTAATTTAGAATCTCTTAAGTTACCCCTTTTGCCATTTTGTCCTACCAAAAATTCAGCTCCAGTTAAGAATCTAAAACTAGAAGTCATTACAGAGTCTAATGAGTTTAAACTTGTAGCACTATCAGTCTTCCAGTCTAAAATTAGAGCATACTCTACTTCGTGGATATTCAATTTTATGATAAAGTCAGCAGTACCCGCAATACCTTCTACTGAGGAGTTAGGAGCTCCTGTAAGTACCTGCTCCGTTAAAATATCAACCTGTATACCTTTACGAACAATACCTGCTTGCTGACCCGCAAATAAATCAAAAATATCCTTGAGAGTAAGCCCTCTAACTCTGGGATTACCTTTATTATCCGTGAAAGTTAACTCAACTACCTCCACTTTACTGAAGGAATCCTCTAATCTTGCATGTAATATACGAACATCTTCCTCAGTTAAATATTGTAACACCGGAGGGGGTTGAGAGGTATCCCCTTTGTACTTACGATGTATATAATCCTCTATAACTGTGTGGACTTCCGTACCTATACTGGCTGATAATTTATATGTTCTGGAAACTAGATTTTGTAAAGCTCTGAATTCTTCACTTGTTACATCTATCTGTTTACCCGAGGCTCGGGCAGCTTTTTTTAACTCCTCTACACTTTTTGCATCCTTTATTAGAGGATCGCTAGCAAGAGCTTTTTTCTCTTGGGGACTCAAAGTGTTATATAGAGCTATTAAGGAGTCCCAATCTTTGATAACTTTTTTACCGGTATTTAAGTAAGCATCAAAATAGGGAGTTAACCCTTTCTTAAAAGTGGATACGGACACTAGAAATTTAGGAGACCCCTTTTCATCCACAGTAAAATATAAGTGATTCTTACTGTCGAAATAAACACTGGGATTCCCATTAATTACAGGACCCGCTTGGAAGGCTCTTTGTAAATCTTCTCGGGCTTCTTTTTGTTTATCCGTAAGCCGTGAATGCTCCGGGAAAACCAGTGTTTTTACCGGAGCATCCGGTTTTGATTCTTTTGCAGGTTCTTGCTGTACGCCTTGCTGGGGTTCTTGCGGTACCCCTTGCTGGGCCTCTTGCTGTACACCTTGCTGTACCCCTTGCTGGGCCTCTTTGCGAACTTCCGCTTGTTTATTAGGCCCCGGCTCTTTGTCATCCGCAGTAACTTCAGGGTCTACGGATTCCTCCTCATACTTCTGTATATCATTCTCAGTTAAGGCGTAATTTAAGTCTACTTTAGAAGCACCACCTAAATTAGGTCCTAAGGTGGTAGTTACTCCGGATTCTTTATTAAAATGAATAGGATTAGATACTCCTGTGTTTTCTATAAAGTATTGAGGGAGAAAAGGTCGTAAAAACCCTTTATATGTGGGATCCTTGGATAAGCTGATAAAAAGTCTACTTACATCGGAAACAGCGGACTTTTTACTTTCGAAAGGAACACAATCCCAATTTAGACTATTAAGTTTACTTAAACTACCTGTCTTATCACCTTTATATAACTGTATTAAAACTTTGTTATCTTTAGTCTTAGTGCCTTTTTTTACAGTTACGTGGAGTCCCTTGAAAACCCTATTTCCCACTTTGTTTTGCAGTTCTGACAGCAACCCCTTCAGTTCTTTACTTAAATTTTCTTTCTGCAGAAGTTCGTGTAAATTCACAGAAGCCCCGGGGGGTAGCTCAACTTTAAGTGCATTTTCCAAAGTATCCAAGAAAGTATCATTTAAAACCTGTGAGAGTTTAACTTTAGCACTGTTTAGAGTGTATGCAACTTTTCCGTCAGGCATTACTATCAGTATATTATTAGCTTTGTACTGAGCTCCATTTAAGTCTATACCGTGCTCTACTTTCCCTGTAAGTAAATTTCTAAATCCTTGAGTCTTGGAAAAATTATCTGTGACTACTATACGTCCACCACTGTTGAGAAATGCTTGGATATTCGCCTCATTGTAGAAAACGGGTCCTGCCAGATTTAACTCTGCATTGGTTTGAGTATTGTTTCCGGATTGTAACTTTACACCCTTAAACACTACGGTGTGAGCCCCTTTTAATGTCATGCCTTTAGCCGGCTGACCATCACGATTTTGGGCTGTATGTTCCGGATAAACCCAACCAAAAGGTAAACCAATATCCTGAGATCCCCCCGCTACCTTAAAGGAGGGGAATAATAACAACATATCCGGATGTTGCCGGGGACCTATTTCTACTTGTTTTCCGCTCTTATCTGTAATTGTGGTTCCTTTTGGAAATTCATTTTCAAAATTACCGTTAGTTAATAAGTGCCCAACTACGGGTGCCTTTTCATTAAGTTCTAAATGGCCACTGTTAAAAGCCTGATTAACTAGACTAACTACCTGACGGAGAGTGTACATCTCTTCCTTAGTTAGAGTCGCATTAGGATCTTTTTTCTTTTTTGCAATAAGAGTGTCTAAAAACTCCTGTATCTCAGGATGTAACGATCCGTTTAATAAGAGACTGGTTACAGGATTTGAGTCTCTATCAAACATGGACTCCGGAACTTTTTCAAAAGAAACAAAGACAGAATTTACAATAGGAGCAAAAGTATCTCCTGCTTTTTGACGAGTGTTTGATAGAATATTCTTAGTTAATTTACGTACGTTAAAAGAGGAACCCTCAGCTATTAAACCCCCTACACTATCTATAAAGTTACTTAAAAACTCTGCAATAGGATTCTTAACAGGAGTTACTTTAGCTTTAGCCGCAGTTTCAATAGGTTTAGGGGTGTCTATTTTAGAAGACGTCCCAGTTTGTGAAGAGGCCTCAGGCTGTGTTGTAGTTCCTGTCTGTGTTGTGGTTCCTGTCTGTGTTGTGGCCCCGAACGGATTAGACGTCTCAGTGGAGGCATTCGCACCGGTTAGATTGGCGGCAGCTGCTTCGGCTTGTTTGGCAGCTTCAGCTTCGGCTTGTTTGGCAGCTTCAGCTTCTGCTTGTTGAAAAGCCGCTGCTTGCGCTTGCCGGGTAGCTTCGGCTTGCTGTGCAAATTCCGCGGGGTCCATAGCCTCCGCGAATTCTTGAGTAAAATCGCTGTCTTTTTTTACTAAAGTACCTAAAATAGGTAAGCCTAGTGGAGAGAAGGAAAATTCCTGATTTAAAACTATAGATTCAAATTCAGGTAGTGTTTTGATATTTTGTAACACTTTCATCCCGGGGCTGAGAACACCCTCAAAAAGCTCTTCAAACAGCCTTACAAGTACATTACGAGTTTTAAAGCCGGGATTCTTGTCGTCCAATGGAGTCGTATCACTGTCCCCCGAATGCGTCTCAGCCAGAAAAGGAGTTGGGTCCACACCATATCTTGCAGCCATTAATTTCGACTGAATAAAGCGAGCTGTTACGTGTCTTAAACTCTCTCTAAAAGCTTCTTTATGACTCTCAGGGACTTTACTGCTAACAATCTCATCTATCTTACTCTCGACAAAAGCTATTAATTCAGACTGTTCTCCCGGAACTCTCACAAAAGAATCAAATAAGTAATTATAGTACTCCAGTAGAGTTTCTTGAGAGAGTACATCCCCGTTTTTTGAGATCATCTCGTAAATAGCCTCGCAGAGAGATAACACTTCCTGCTGCATGCCGTGGGTATCTAAAGCCTCTCCGTAGAACAAGTCTGAGAGGGAATGCTTAAACTCCGTGAGAGCTCCCAAGAGAAAGTCGTAGCCACTATAGAACTCTACGGTCTCACGCTGAGTTGATTTCGTAATGCTGAATATATAATTAATAAAGTCATAGAGAGCCGTTTTTACTCGTTGAACAATCCCTACTTGCTGTCTTTGTAATAAAACCCTAACCGGTTCTCGAACTAAAGCAGCTGCCAAGAATTCATGGGGATTTTGTAAAGCATACGCTAAGTCTCGGACAGTACAGGGACTTAAACCCTCAATAGTTACCGTTGTACTTAGTAGTTCCTGAACTTTATACCTTAATTCCTTAGGGAAAGAAGGGCTTGTATAGATATTTATTAAAGATGTTAACAAAACACTGAGGGGCACCTTACGATTGTATTTCAACTCATACTCCGATAAGGTGAAAAACCCTTCCGATGTTTTTACTATTTTCTGATGCTCTAAAACCTTTAGACACTCCGCATAAACATCCTCAAAAGCATTAAAGTCTAAAGAGTCTAATATGGTTTTATAAACCCCCATAAAGGCTTTAGCACGATTTAATAAATCATTTAAGGCTTTTTTTGCTAATTTCTTACCGGACTCCGTTAAACTGTTAAAAATAGGATTATTCTTAGAGGTAGTTGCTGCCGTAAACAGGTGCATGACTTCCTCCATTAAACTGCCAAAAGGATCCGTAGCAGGAAAAAACTTATTCGTACCGTCGGAAGCAACTCTTGTTAGGGATATATGTATTACATGAGGGTCATTAGGATCAATAAACATTTCCCCCGCAGATCCGCTATAAAAGTGTACTCGAATATCCTCCAGTTTTAGAAAGGGATTCTTTTTAAGAAACTGCTGTATTTCTTTAGGAATTTGATTTGAATCTAAGGCCTCTAAAACTTCTAACAGAGTAGGATAAACCTTTGTATCTACCAGATTCCCGAATTTATTAAAAAGACTGCTTATAAAACTTACCCATTTTTCTTGATACAGAGACTCTACCAACTTAATTTCGTTCTCGTTTTTACCGTCCTGTGTCGTAACTGTGCCAGTTAGATCCCCATTCTCATTAGTGGCTACCCCCACCTTTATAGTTGAATCAGGATTACTGCCTGCATTAGCAGCTTGATCGACCATAGCATTTGTAACCTCGCCCAGCTCATCCTCTCGTGTAGATCCTTTTTTCAAAGGGTCTACTTCATCTACGGTATCAGCTCCAGATTCTTCTCCGCTTAAAACGTCTCCTGACTCGAGTTTATCTGTATCTTTTGCAGGAGTTTTTACAGTAACCACCCCTTCCTTAACTTCATCAGCTTTCTGTGCTGCCTCAGCTTTTTTAGCTTCATGTTCTTTCTCTAGCCTTAATTTCTCAAGAGCTGCCGCCTCCTCTAAATAGGTCTTTAACTCTACCTGTGCCTTATTTGCAACGCCCTTCTCATGCAGCTTCAAAGTTTCTTTAGCCTCTGTATAATTTTGGTAGTCTTTATCCTCTGAGAGTTTGTCTAACATCCTCTCTAAATTTATATGATAAGCAGTCTTAGCAGGATTTTCCTCCCCGGCTTTTACCCTCTCATTAAATTTCTCCTGTTCTTTTTCTAACTCCTTTCGTAACTGAGTCTCTAAGTCTTCATAAGAATTACTGTTAGCAAGTATTTTATTTATAAAGTGATCGGACTCAACATCATCCCCGTTAGAATCCGCAAAAATAGCAGCAGTCTCTTTCTTTGTTTTCTCGAAATTTTGCCCTAGGGTTGCGACTTCTTTTTTAGAAGCATTCACAGCTTTATGGAGCCTGTTCTCCCTTATGAAATCTTTAGCATAGCTTGCTACGGCTTGCCTTACTTCCGGAGAATTTATATCGTGAGTTTCATCGGCCGCTTTCATAGCCTCATTATATACAAACTCTATACCCCCTAATAAATCCAGAGCTTCCTGTGATTTCTGATTAGACTCCGCTAAAAAAGCAGCTTTTTGTTCGTCTGTCATATCCTTTGCAGTATCTCCGAAAAAAGCGGGGTCCGTAGTAGTAGCACCCTGCTTTAAGAGTTCTTTAACTTGTGTTGAAGTGCCATTTACTACACTGGAGGTTAAATAGTTTAAAGTATTCTCTTTCTCAACTTCTTTTTTAGTATGTTCTATTTTTTTTAGAGTATATTTGATCTTCTTTACTTCCTCAGGATTGGTAGTAACTTTTAATTGTTGTTCCAGTGCTTGTTTTTCGGCTTCCAGAGCTTGATGTATTTCTTCAGTTACAGCTCCCTCAACTACTTTTTTAAAAATAGCTTGACCCGAGGTCTGTTGAGTTATTTCTGCACCAATTCTTTTAGATAATTCTTCTGCCAGTGTTCGATATTTTTGTTCGGATTTCTGCTCTATAAATTTACCTACACCCCCCATAATACCACCTCCTAATCCCCCTAATATAGCGGACATTTGGAATTCTCTGGAATTAAAGGTATCCGTTATAAAATCAAAGCTGCCCTTTGTTTTATCATACGTATTCGAAGCCTGTCTAGCTTGAAACATCCCTTGAGTTTCCTCAAGAGCCTCCGTAGCACTTTCCTGAAATGTAGCTTTTAAAATCTCTTTGTAGATGTTTTTTTGAGGGCCTTTACTAACAGTTTGGGCTGTTCGTGTACTCATAGAAACCATCCATTTTGCAGGGAGATAGTAAAGACTTGTGGATAATGCAAACCCTGTTAAGAAAGTGTTACGAGCAACAGCGTCCGCTTCCGACATTATTTTCTGCTGCTCTTCTTTAGGCAATGTCTTGAAATCTTTTCCTTGTTTAGTTAGATTAGCCTTCACCTGTTGCAGGAAGGCTTCGGAAGAGTCGTTAGCAATCCCCGCAGCATCTGAAGCCCCCATTAAAGCAGCACCCCCAATTGTACCTATTTTACGTGCCAGAGCCTTTGATAAAAAAGTCCCCGTAAGTCGTGTTAACCCTACAGAAGCTGCCCCTCCTGTGGCAGCCATAGCCCCTATCTGTACGGCAAATCCCGGTAACTGAATGGCTAACTCCTCCCAAAACCCCACATCTGCTGAAAGTTTTACATGAGTACCCAGAGCATCCTCCAAACCTTTATTAACATCTTTTAATAAACCGAGGCTCTTATTATCCTTACCAAATCCATGCCACGCACCCTCTACTGCCCCGGATACCCCCAATACGACAGTGGGTAATAGTTGTGTAACGGAGTTTACAAGAGAGTACCAAGAATTTGCCACAAATCCATTATGTTCTTGGATAGTTTTACCATAGACATCTTTATTATTGTTAAACTTATAAGTACTATCCACTAAACCATGGTATTTATTAGGGTCATAAGTAGATCCTTTGAAGAATCCCGCGTCCTTAAAGGCTTCGCTCCCATGCCCTTGGAGAGCACTGGTATTACCCGTTATTTTATTATTAGATGTATACCCTTCTTTACCCTCTACAATTTGTAAATATTTGTCTAGGTCTCCGGTAGAGTCTACACCTGTCTTAAGATAGTTATCTAACTTTGCTCTAATTTCGGGGGTTATTTTCTCCCCCGCGGAGGGTTCTTGATTTTTCGAATCTACATACTTATCTAAAATAGGATTTGAACCCAAGTCTTTTTTAGAATACTCTTTAAGACGCTGAGCTAACTCCGGAGTCATCGCAGAATGAACCTCCGGTATATACTTTTGGTTACTTATATAGTTATTTAAGACAGGATCATCCGTTTTACCTGATTTAATGTAATTCTCTAACTTAGCCTTAAATTCAGGCGTTGTTCCCCTACTAGTATCTGCGGGTAGATTTTTTGACTCTATATATTTATTATATATAGGGTTATCAGTCCGTCCTGATCTAGAATAATCCTCTAATTTTTTATGGAAACTAGGGGTCATATTCTCAGAGACCTCAGGTAAATAAGATTGACTTTGTATATACGCATTTAGATTCTCATTATCAGTCTCTCCGGAGCGTATATACTCTCCTAATTGTTTAGAAAAGCTATCAGTAAGTGTTTTAGGAGCTAATGGAATATATGCACGCGATTTTGAGAAGTCTAACTTAGTTAAACCTACACTACGCATCCCATCCCTTATTAATTTATCGATCTCTCCTAACTCATTATAGGGTATATGAGGCTCTTCCTTTACCGTACGGTTAACAGTATCAAAACTCTTTAAGACATTGGGATCTAAGTGATTCGGATTTTCTTGATTTGCCATTTTATTTAGTCTTTATTTTATTAGATCTATTTGTTAATTCAGTTAGCAGATTAGTTAATTCAGCGGCGTTAACCTGTTTAGTTTCTGTTATAATTCCCTCCTTATTCAGAGTTTTTACATCGGCAGTCTGATTATTATTTAATTTAATAATTTTATAACCTGTAGGAGTATTAAACTCATACTCGGTGTTAATATTACTACCTAAGTCTCCTAATTCAAAAGCTCTATAAATCTTTCCGGGAATTATAAAATCTTCATTAGTTCTTAACAGCTGTCTCTCAGATTCTAATAAGAGATTATTTATATGTACCCTCTCAGCTCCTTTTATTTCTTTTTTATAAATACGTGCATTACTTTCTATTATAGCTCCTAAAGATGCAGCAGTTTTACCTCCAAAAAAAGACTCTACGGGGACACTAAAAAGACCCTCAGAAGTGCGTCCTAATTTCTGATCAAAAGTTTTTATTTTTATAGTATACGTATTGTTATTATTTAAGAAAAATTCTACCCCTTGGACGTTTGCAACTTTTCCCAGCATTTTTGCACCATCATCATCTACACTTAAAGGTTTTAAGGAGTTCTGTGAGGTTAATGCCGCTTCCAAGGAGGCTCTTAATTTTTTAACTTTAATACCATCTTTAGTTGTAAAATCAATCTTAGTTATAAAATTGTTATAAGCAGTAGGTATAATACCGGTATAAAGAGCATTAACGTCGGGTAAGGTACTCACTATTTGATGTTTCATTGCATCATAATCGGTTTTATTCATTGTATCTAAGGTCATATTAGCATATTTTGCTAAATCTTGCTGACAAGATGCAATATACTCTCTAACCTTCTCTTTATGCTTATCTTTAGCTGTTTTTAGAGCCGTTTTATGTTTTGCAATCTCTGAAGATAAATACCTAATATAAGAGTTTTTAAATTCCTTAAAAAGCTCGGGGGACTGTGGTAGTTGCATAAAATCCTCTTTTGTTTTAAAGTCGCTTAAGTACTTAAAAACACTGGGATTCCCCTTTTTATCTATATATTTAATATTAGGAACTGCGGTCATTCCATAAGAAAGGCCATTAGATTCATAGTCAGCATCCATAGTCTTGCCGGCAGTCCTCTCTTTTAAGGAATCTAAAAGTTCATTACGCGCTTTTGTGTACTCGAATTTTTGTTGGTTTAACAGTAAAGTACCTGCGGAAATAGCTACCTGTTGAGCTTTAATCCGATTAGATAAGGCATTATTCTCATTATCTATCATCTGATTAGGATCAATCATCAACCTATCCTTAATAATAGTATCAGAAGATTTAGCTTTATCGGTATAGGTGTAACTGCGTGCATAAGAAGCGAAATACTCTCTGTTAGAAGCTGCTACATACTCTTCCTTGGAAGTAATACCACTTTCTTTCAATTTATTTTTGTCTTCGTCTGTTAACTGATCATACTCATTAAAAGCTCGTCTACTGTTCCTTTTTAATAACTCCTTAAAGTCCGATGACTTTGCCAATTCCTGCATAACCCTCTCCATAGACAACCCCTTAAATGTCTCCGCTTTATTAACATGTATTTGACCCGATTCTACAAAAGTAGCTTCGAATTCAGGAGTACCATCCGGATTTTTCCTGCCTGTAGGTACCATTTTTCTTAAAGGAATTACCTCCGCAAAAGGAGGGTGTGTAGCCTGTTCAGGATCTATCCCTAATGCGCTTAATTCTTGAGGACTTAAATCTGAAGGATCCAGTTTATTGATTAGATCCGATATTTTTGCGGAGTCAACGGCAGTCCCTATCGAGGGTATTCTTGTTTTATTTATATAAGGTTTATTATTCTCAAAATATACGGCACCTTTATAATTTTTTAAGTACTCCTCAGCTTCATAATCCGATTCCGGATCTATATCTAACTTTTTCTTATAGTCATCCCCGGTACGCTCTTTATCTTTCCTACGGAATTCTGTCGTTGCCGCTAAATAAGGATATAAAGTACCTCCGGGAGCTAAAGACCTCTGATATTCTACGGCTAAATTTGTTATTTCTCTATCCGCCGTGGGAGATGAGGCATTACTGGCGATTTGCTTTACCTTATCTAGAAAGTAGTTATTCACTGAACTAAAATACTCCTGTTGCTCGGCAGAATTACCTATCACACGATGATCTATTTCAGCATCACCCTTACCTAAAACTTTTAAGGTAAAGGCTTTCAGAGATTCTAGATTACGATCTTCCTCTGCTTTTAACTCTTTTCGGCGTTTCTCTATGCGGTCCATGCCGGATCCTATATTAGGGGTGTCAAAATTAGGTAAGCCGCCGAAATTTAAACCACTACCCCCACCACCGCCACTCACTTGACCGGCATTTGGATTAAAACTATAAGCCATTTGGATATAAAATTAAGTTAATTTTTTTGTCGTACAGGTTTGTAGAATGTCGGTATATTCTCTTCCGAATTGTTTTGTATATTGTTTCTAAGAGAAGTGCCCATATTTTTTAAAACGGGTTTAACTGCTAATTGATTCTGAGGATTCTTATTAGGTTCTAAATAATAAGCATTACTACGTGGATCTTGCTGTGGATTGCTTACACTGTCTTTAGGAACCCTTATTTGCCGTGCACCATACTTTTTTGTAGGTGGGTTTAGGGGATCCGGAGGCGCTTGTTGAGGTGTCTGTGCCCCTTGAGATGGGGTGTTTATAGGTGGTAATGATAGCGGTGGCATAGCCCCCGGAGGCATTGGCGTCGTTGGCGGCATTTGTATTGTAGGAGCGTCAGGCATCTGGGATACATCCGGTGTTGTTGGCGATGGTGTTGTCGTTGATGGTGTTGTTGTCGACGGTGTTGTTGGTGTCGGTGTTGTTGGTGTCGGTGTTGTTGTCGATGGTGTTGTTGGTGTCGTAGCTGCCTGGGGCTGTTTAGGTACAGACATGCCCCTTTGGGCTAACATAGCTTTTGCCATTTCCAACCTATTTAAGTCCTTATTAGCTTGGGCATCTAGATACATAGATTTCAACTTTAACTCCATATTATCATCATAATTAGATTGCATCATATTTAATTCTTTATTTCTCTGAGTCATCTGGAGTTGATTTAAGTAATTCCGATTAGCAATCTCCTCAGCTTGTGTTTTTAAACCTATATTGTACTGGTTCATCCCCTGATTTGCTACTGCATAGTTGGTTAAGTTTTCCAGATTAGCTTGATTAGAAGTAAAATCCATAGATGCTTGTGCTTGATTACGAGCATTTCGTAAGTCTACATTAGCATTTTTTATAAGACCTAGTTGACTGGATTCCCCTGTTTCTATTTGTTTAGCATTCTCCAAGCCTGAGGCTGCACCTACCATCGCTCCTGCTAAGCCCGCGCCTCCACCCGCCATACCGCCCGCGGTAACTTGCTGCATTGTATTGAGGTTATTTTGAGATCTTAAGGGGTCTGAGAAGTCTCTATAATTTTTTTCTTCCGCAATAGCTTTTGTTTTATTTAAGGAATGAAAAGACATAGGTCCTATTGCCTGTGGACTGTAAGTAGGTGTCTTTAATTTCGCGTCCTTAAACTTACGCTTTTTGGCTTTTTTTACATCAAATTTATTAGTTCCGGGGATCTTTAAGGAATTATCTACGTTGAATTTGTTTTCAGAAGTATCTAAATTAGCTCCTGTATCACTTTTATTAGCAGTAAGAGAACTGCCGTTGGATGCGGATGCACCTGAATTCTGAGTAGAAGACACCACGGTAGACCCGTCTCCCGTAGAGGTAGAGGTACTCGCGACAGGGTCGGGTACTCCGGTAGAAGTCTGCAGTTTACTTCCTGCCGTAGACTTCTCCTTGGAACCCGAATTTTCACTTCCTGTCGTAGACTCCTCCGTGGAATCGGAACTATCAATTTCTGCCGCAGTCTTCTCTGTGGAACCTGAAACCCCACTTCCTGTCGCAGTCGTATCTTTTTCAGAAGAATCTAAAGTACCCGTAGCAACCTTCTTACTCACAGAAGAGTCTGAACCACTCCCTGTATTTTCTTTGTTAGAGGATTCACCGGTATGACCCTGGTTCTTACCTCCTGTTCGAACGCTAATTTTAGTTTCCCCCGAACTAGCCTGTCTATCTGTCTTATTTTTCTCTTTTATCCTGTATTTTTCTACTTCTAAGGCATTGTTAACGCGTTCGCTAACCTCCCTCATTTTTTTTTTTTCAAACTTTAATTTTTTTTTTTCTATTCTATAGTCCCTTCTGGACTGAGCTCGGGTTCCCTCTTCATATATATTAGGAATTCTGTGCTTAGGGAATAGGGGGGTGTACGGATCCAGCGGAGATCTTCTAGGTCTCCTAATTATAAGATATTCTTGAGTATTCGGAACTTTAGAATCAGTATTCCTAATTATAAGAGGTTCTTGAAGTTTCGGGGCTTCTTTATTTTTAGGCTCTTTCTGAACTAGAGTAGACCCCATATTTTGGATACCCTCTTTTGTATATGTATCCAAAGGAGGTGCCTCATTATATATTAGGGGAGTTAAACCACTAAAATAGCTACGGTGTCTGGGAACCTCCTGTTCTAAAGAAGGTTCCAGATCCCTGTAGTTTAACCCTGGGCTTACATCATAAGGCGTATATAAAGACTTAGGATCCCCCCAAGGCGCTATTATATTATCCCTATTGAAGTTAGGTTCCTTATCCTTAGGATTAGAAAATTTGGAGTCATACTCTTTAAGCGTCTTACCGGAGTATGCTTTTACTTGCGAATTATCAGTACGTCGAAAGTTAGGGGGTTGAGTCGTGTTCGGACTTAGAGTATAATCAAACCTAGGTTCGGGAACCATAGAATATACGGGTTGATCCCAACTGTATTCGGGGTATAACCTTGAACTTCTGGAGAAAGGATTAGGCTCCGATTTAACCTTAAGGTTTCTTCCGGGGGCTGAATCCGAATCTCTACCGGTCCCTTCAGAGGGTTTTTCTGAGGTTTCCTTATCATTGGAACCTTTCTTAGTGGATTCAGTATCTGAATTTCCCCTGGAATCCCCCCGTTTTTCAGATTCGTTAGGTTTAGGAACACTATCCTTAGTTACTTTAGAAGATTCAGGTACACTGGGAACTTTCTCTTGCTCGTCAGAGGCTGTTTCACTATCTTTCCCGGCTTTTTTAGCGTCTTTCCCGCTGCGTTTATCCTCTTTCTCAGATTTACCCGAGTTAAAACTCCCATTATCACTTCTAACGTTAAACTCGTAAGAAGAACTATCTAAAGAAGCTCCTGTATCACTCTTATTTGCAGTAAGAGAACCCCCGTAAACTAAATTACCCGTATTAGAAACACTGTTAATCTCATTATCATCCCCTCGATTTTTAATTTTAACACCACCTCTATATTTAGGCACAAAAAGACGCGAACCATACTTTTTCTTATCCTTATCCGGAGCTGCTTGAGTACTTACAGTCCCTTCGGATGCAGTACTACCCCCTCCGGTAGTTGTAGTAGTTTCTTCAGTTTCTTGAGGGTCTTCATCCTCCGTAACAGTTGTAGTCGTAGTAGTTTCAGGTTTTAATTGGGGTGTTCCGAGCCTATTGTAACCTATATTAGGACGATAGTCATGCCCATATGTATCAGAAGATCTTTCCGGAGCCTGATGGATTATTTGACCGCCTCTATTGATACTTATAGGCGGATTACCATCGGAAGTGAAACCATCATAACCATTGTAACTAGGAAATTGTTTGATATTAATGTTACCCGAAATAGCGTGCCCTCCAGAAGATGGATTTACATAGTATTTCCTATTATCCTGAGGTAAGTAGGATTCCGGAGCAATGTCCCCCATTTTAGTATCACCCTCTTTGTAATCCCTGGGAACAGTAGTTACGTGATTATTTGTTTTTGTACGGGTCTTTGTTTTCGTAATTACAACAGGATCCGGAGGTGGGGTATCACTTTCTGATTCCTCATAAGTCATATTGCCTCTCCACGCATTAACATTATAATCCCCCGGGATAAGTTTTAATCCTTTATAATCCCCGGGAACCCACCCTTGAGGTTTATAATAGAGCTGATTTGCGGTTCTTACAGGACTGTCGGATATTAGAGCGGAATCCCGATCAGCTTCAATCCGAGATTTCAACCGCTCATAATCCGCATCCCCGGGATTAAGCTTTACTTTAGTACCATCTTTTTTGATAAACCATACAGTATAATTAGCCACAGCTCTATCCCAATAATTCTCGTTAATATCAGAACCTTGAGGAACATTCCTTCCAAACCCTTTTGAGGAACTAGTCCCGGTACCTGCTAATCCTGTAATTTTTTTAGCCCCTTTTTCATATTGGGAAATATAGTTATTTTTATATCTGTTCATATTAGCCTCATTATCTAAACCAATTGCATTACTGAAGGATCCCATATCTTTTAATTGAGTAAATCCTACTTTAGGTAACAAGTTACCTAGGCGAAACCTACCCCCACCACCGCCACCACCTTTACCGGACCCTACCGAACTATCAGGTTTAGGCGTAGGTGTAGTTCCCGGAGTACTCTTACCATTTTTTAGTAAATAGTCCGTTATGGAGTCTTGTAAACTTCCTTGTTGAGGAGGTGTAGCAGGCGGACCTATAATACCCGGATTATTGTCAGGTGTAGAGGATGCCCCGGGGGGATTTTTAGACTTAGTTAAAAATCCCATTATACTGTCTTGTAAACTTCCCTGCTGAGGGGGTGTAGCCGGAGGTCCTAAAGTATCCCCGGCAGTTGAACCAGCTGCACCTGCAGTATCCTTTGCAGTGTCGGCAGTTCCCTTAGCTGTAGAAGACTTAAGTCTACCACTACGATATTGAGCATTTAACGATTTAATAGCGTTATTAAGCTGTTCACCAAACCCGGGGGACTCCTCTGAACTATCCTCTTCTATCCCCGAGGTTCCTAATTCATAGCGTCGTTTATTTCTATTCGTCATCATCTTCGTCGTCATAATCATTACTGTCGTTTCTATTTATAGTAAGAGGTTTTTGTTGTTTTTTACCCGACAAATTGTCTTGATCTCGTCTATTTATATAAATAGCTATGAAAGTATTACGTTCTTTTTCCGCCTTTTCCCGAGCACGTCTCGAATCCTCCTCGGGATTCCTTCTTTTTTTAGGTTGTTCTTCGTAATTCATTATTTTTAAATTTGGGTTTTAAAAAATACTCCCCTCCATTCTGTTTAGGAATAAAAGAGGAAATTCCATATTTCAGTTGTGGTTTAAAATCCATACCGGTACCCTCTATGGATTCACTTATCTCCTGACCCTCTTGAGTCCCTTCCGGAGTATCTTCCGGAAGTGTTTCTCTTAGTTCTATAAAGTCATCGATAAACTCGTATTTCACAAATCCACGCGAGTCTAAGAATTTTTTAACTTCTTTTCTCATTTTACCGGGGAAAATGATATCCCCTTCCTGAGCTATATAGTTGACGCCACCCTCATCATGAGAAGGTTGACCTTTGAAATCCGCAACTAACTTAAAGGTATTACCAAAAGGTCTAAATATTAATTCATCCTTTTCCACTTCGATTTCAGATTGATCTTCCCTAAGAAGTTTACCATCTGTAGAAAAACGCTCGTTAGGTTCTGCTTCCATCTCCTCCTCCTCCTCCTCCTCCTCCCCCTCCATACCAGGGGGCATCCCCTCCATACCAGGGGGCATCCCCTCCATACCAGGGGGCATACCACCACCAGGGGGCATACCACCACCACCAGGGGGCATACCTTGTGGAGGGCCTTGTAAGACCCCTTGCTCAATTTCCTGAGATGGCATTTGTAGCGTTTCAACACCCCCCTCATACATACGCATAGAATCGCTACTCAACGAGTTCAGGTCTTGTGATCTTAATACAGAATCCGTTTGTTGCTCCGCAGAAACTCCAAAATTATTAGCTTGTGATCTTTCTGAGGCTTCTAAATCAGCTTCATTTCGCCAGTTGGCTTTCATACGTTCCCTCTGATTGACCCCGTGCATCCATGAACCCGCATAATTAATAGCACCTCCTACACTTTTTCCTAGGGGTCCAAACATCGACAAAGAATCCGTAGCATCCAGAGATCTCTGATTACCTGTAATAGACCCCCCCGTAAATCCGGCTAACCCTTGTGTTGCAGGATTTACTTGAGCAGGGTTGTATACATTCTGAGTACCTAGCTCAAATTTTTTCTTTTTTAATAAAGGTTTAAACATTATCTTACATTTAGTCGAAATTTAGATAAAATACTATAGAGTGATAAAGATAAATTAGTATGTCTTCTGGATTTAGGCATTATATCTTTATTTAAGTCTTTATAACTATTAGTATAGGTTAGTTTCACTATACAATATTTACCTTTTAATCTAGGGCGATTTTCTAACCCGTGTTTAATATTTCCCGGTAAAAATATATCCTCTGCATTGAATCTATTTATATCGTAATTTAATAAAGAATCTCCTTTATTTTTTAGGTTAGAAGTGGGTAAACTAATCCTAAATTCATTATTATATATAGAGCAGTTACCTTCTAATTCTGTGTAAGGCAAACCGTTAGATTTTTTAGAATAAAAAGGAATGTTAATACTGACAACTCCGGAAGTTAAACTGTCCGTCCAAACCTCCATAGTATTAAAAAAATCGCCATGATGTTTGATACCTTCCTCTGTAGATTCGTTGAAAAACTCCGCATTTACAGTTAAATTATCATATACTTTTGTAGTTGCACCACCTTCATTAATTGCGAATATAATACTAAAATTCCTAAGTTCCAATGGTTCGGGTTGCTCCACCGGGTTAAAAGGCGTATTATGCTGTTCATAATACATTCCATATAGACTATAATGTTTTCTATTCTCTCTGCCAACTACATTATTATGAGAGTAGATATTATTATCTATATAATTAGCGGTAGAGTATATTTTCGAGTTTACAGTAATAGCAACTGCAGGACAATAATCATGGAAAGAAGTCCAACTTTTTTCCGTTAAGTTAAAAGATAAAGTTTTATAACTTAAATAGTAAGCCCTATTTGTACTCGAATCTATTTCCACTTTTCTATGTGTATGTATGAAAAAGTCAATATCCTCTAAAATTACGATCTCGTGGGGGATATATTTTATAGTTAATACGTATCTTTTTAGAAAAGGATCGTAAAAAGCCCCTAATCCCACCCCTATAGGATTAACTATATTATTTTCCCTTTCCACGGAAGTTAAACTTTCCGAAAAAAAGCGTATCATACCCATGGACGAAATTTCCTCCAGTTGTCCGGTAAAGTTAAACACTTTTTTATTCAAGTAATCTACAAAAATCCTCCCAAAAGGAGTTGTAATATTCGCCCATTTATGGAGAGTTCCTGCATAACCCCCCGTAAGAGTTTGAATTTCAACGGGGGGATTCTGGAACATTCCGGCATTACCTAAAAAGACTTGACCGGCTGTTGTAGGTATAGCTGCTTTGGTGTTAACAAATAATTTCCATAATGATTGCTCAGTATGTGCGAACATTTCCCCATTGAGCTCAAACATATCCGTAATAACTCCTTTATTCTTAGGTATTTCCTGATAGGAAAAGGGTAAGAAGATCCTATATTTATCTGAAAACTCAGACTTTTGAATCTTACCCAAAAATACAGGGGAATCTATGGGTTCACTGGCTATAATTCTATATCTATGTTCGGATATAACTTGCTGCCCAAAAGGTCTTGTAAAATAAGGCTTTATATAATTTTGTATAGAGTACTGCTGATTATAACCATTACTTTGCCCATATTCAGGAGTTACTTCAAAAGACCATGCTAAAGAATCCTTAGGATAATAAGGTACTCCTAATTTAGCATTATCAGGATTACCAGTATTAACATATTGGTCATTACCTCCGGATTTAGCAGCAGAGTTTATGTAGCTTACAGGTCTATGTCTGTATTCAGTATTTATATCCGATTCCAACCAGACCCAATTACCCCCTCGCATGGACATGCCGTCTCGAGAAGGAAATAAAGGATCTGCAACTCTTTCGTTTATTATTTGAACACTCTCTAATCCTGAAGTCATCTCAGAATCCCCTACACCATTACTATCTACAAAAGAGAATAATCTCCCATCCATATTAGTGAACATAGCAGCTCCTGCAGAACCGGGGTATGCCAGAAAATTTGGGATAGGTATCATGATTGGGCCTATAATAAGAGAGCCTCCCCCTCTGTATATTTTCTCTAAGGAGTATCTATTAGCATTATTTTGGCCTATATTAGGCACTCCGTAAGTAGAATTATGACTTACTTTAAAAAAATATTTAGTTATAAATGTATCCCCGTTAAATAAGGCTCTGGTTACCTTCTGTATATTATAGGCTTCTAAATCAGTATCCCTAATTATAAAAGTTGTGGTATTTAAACTGGAATCATATTTCAATCTTTCTGCATGTGGAATACCTATTTCCGGTATATTACCATCTACCACCACGATATCATTATTATCATTTATAGCTTTTTCTGAAAATAAAACATCGACAACAACATACTCGTTTACCCCTATGGGTCCATACTGTTTCTCATTGAGTACCTCCACGGAATAAATATTACGCTCTTGCTCGCAAAACTCCTCTTTCGGATTTTTAATTTGCTCCAGACGAACAAGTTCTTTAGTAGTTTTTATACTGTCTTCAACTGCTTTAATTTGTAACCTAAGTTCCTCCCTATCCTCTGTAGCGTTCACTTTGATTGAATTCCAATAATCTTTATCCTGATCCTCGTGTTTATCTAACTCCTTCTTTTTATCTTTTAACTGAGATTTCTTTATACCTATTTTATTCTCTATCTGATCCTTTTCTTGGCTAGTTAAATCTCCTCCATAGTATTCCGCATATAAATCCTTTAACTCGGCTTCCAAGCCCTCTATTTCACTCTCCAGTGTCGCTGTCTTTTGATCATAGCCCTCAATTTCTCTATCCGCTTTACTTATAGTACTGGTAGCCTCGGATTCTTTAGATTTTAGTTCGTTTAACTGCTTTCTTTGTTTAGATAAATTTTGCTCATTGAGTGTTTGTGCCGGAATTTCTTCCAGCACGGGTGTACCAAAATAGCCACAACTCAACCTATTATATCCGGCAAGCCGGTTAGTACTCCTCCGAACTAAATTATAATCATCCTGTACCTCTCGCAGATTAACTACAGCTCCCCGGATAAAGATAAGCTCCAATATAGCGACTGCTATACCTATCAAAATATTCCCGATAAAAAGAATAGCTTTAATTATTTTATTACCCCCTACTCCTAAAAAAGCTACCGCGTCATCCGGGGTACCATAGTCAGAAGTATCCTTTACTAATTTGAGTAACCATAAAGGTAAATAAGGGGCAAATAGGATATTAAACCTCGCACCTATATTAATATTAATAGAATTTATACCACGTCTATAATCATAGAACCTATCATCAACATCTATATAAGGGTCGTCTAACCACAATTGAAGTAATGATACTCCCTCTGTTTCATAACAATTGAGTTTAATATCCTTACCCAGAGCATTTTTATGTACTTTAACAGATAAATCCTGTAAGTTCCCGTTATTAGTTACAATATCGTTCCACTTAGCTCTTTTATAAGCTAATATTTTATATATAAAATCCTCTAAAGGTTCCTCATACTTGTTCAAGGTAGTGAAGGATTTAGAAAAGTCTGCAAATAGGTGATAATAGGGAGCCCTATACAAAGAATTATAAGGTTCCGTAGGTTCTCCGTAATAAGCTCCGTCCAGAAAGTGTAGAAAGGCATTTATACGGGTGTTTACAATACGTACGACACCTCCACTCACGCGCATTACAGGGCGAATATAGGCACCTGTGGGTATTCTGAAAGACTTTACAAAGTTACTCTCAGGACTTAAAAATGCGAAGTGATCATACGTCCTATCCAAACCTATATACGTGAAAGAGCCGTTATAAAATATGGCTTGATTCTCTCTCTGAATAAAAGTATTACCCCAGAAAGGATCTATCGAATAACTGGGGTCTATGTTGAAAGGTTCTAACCTCCCGTTAAAATCCAAATTTCGTAAGCCTATAGTATATAACGGGTTAGCCAGTGTAAAAATAGCATCTGCTAAGTGGTCTACAATACCTATGGGGATATTACCGATACCCAGTTTATAATCTACCGTGAAGTTAGTGGGTTCCTCTTTTTTTCTACCCTCTTGATAATTTAAGGGGTTCAAACAGCCCTGAGATAAGATACTTTTATCTAAATCCCTCTTTCTAGGTTGTCTCACCACTATGATCTGAACAAGTTTTTTATTCAGAGCTTCGTTTTTTTTTAAGTATTCTGAAATACCTTCCAGCTGAATGCCTAGGATACGTAACCAAGTATTACCATTTATATCTTTTTTTATAAAGGGCTCTTGATGGACACTAGGCATTCTATGATGCCTGACATGTTTCCCCGTAAGGTCTACTTTATTACCGTCGGGGTCCATGACATAAAAATAAGGAGGTGATTTGGTTACCAGAGGAGCATTAGGGTAATACTCGTTACTGATATACGGATTTAAGTATCCAAAAGACTTAAAAGTTACATCAGGGTTTATAGGGTCATTATTATATATAACGGGGGCATACAACTTCTCTTGCTGCAAATCTAAATCAAATCTAATATCCTCTGCCTCAGCATCCAAAGAAACCCCCGGAATCGTATGTACAAAAGATTTAGAACCATCCTTAAAAACGCCTACAATCCCAAAAGAATAAACTTCACCCCGTCGATAACCTTTATAAGCAAATGTATTACCTTCCTCTTTATAATCATTGAAATAGGCATCACTCTCCTCATAAAATATCTCTCGGATAGTATATCTAATTCGAATGTTATTAGCTAAATCTTGCAAGTCTAAAGAGTCATTGCTGGTTAAATTAGATAAGAATAACCTCCCATCCTTTTGCAGGATATGTTCCGCTGTTTTATAAACAACGGGTTCTCTCAACAGTTCTAACAAACTTATATCCTCATAAACAGTACCATCGAATATAACGGACATTGTGGTACCGGTTATATTATATCTCCCTATTGTTTTAATTACTGGAGTACTGGCAGCGGTTCGGTAGAAAATACAAACAAACTCTATATAAGCATAATTTTGATCTATGTTGTGTGCTGTAAATTCTATACTTTTAGAGACTAGAGGGGCTTCAAAAGAAGCTCCGTCATATTCATACCTCCCTTCGGATCTAAAGTCATCCACAACAGGAATGGGATGACAGATATAACCGAAAGTAGTAGGATCCAAGTTTTCGTTTAAGTATCTAGCCGCAAATTGATAAACTCCCGGATACAACAAGCCATTGCTTAATGTTTTTTTATACAAAATATACACAAGATTAGGAGCCTCTATAAGTTTCAATTGAGTAGCTATCTCCTTAAAAGTGTGTTTATTTATATCGTCAGTATAGTCTATATCCAGTACTAATCTTCGGGGCTCATTTTTGCCGTCTGTAAAATAAACTACAGGACGGTTAGCATGGTCAAATCTTGCCGTACAGGATATTTGATGTTTTATATCAAAATTTAATAATTCCTCTAATTTTATACGGCTAGGTAAGTTAGGTAAAGCATTCTCACTACTCCAGTATTTTTCTTGTTTATCATTTACACAAGGTTTGTAAGTATAACTCTCATCTATATTCTTGTATAAAACTCCCACTTCTGAAGACGTACCAGTACCCAGAAGTGGCAAGTTTAAAATTTGATCACCAGCTATACTCTTAGATTTAAGAGCTAACTCTTTACTGTCTATTCTAATCAAGAATAATACTATATCCTCTCGAATATTACACATACCTATCACAAAGGTGTCTCGAAGTGCTTCTGAATTAGTTACTACTTGTGTAAAACCAGGCTCATTAGATAGACAAAATAAATTACCTTGCAGAGGGTTCATTAAAACAGCATTAGCAGCTTCTATGTACTGACCTTCTGTCAATGTATTGGGGTGCATATCTTTATTCATCCCCCTGTGGAATAAATGTACTTGTTCCATATTTAATCAAATCTTTGCAAGTTACTTGTTTCAGCAAACATACCTTGATGGGATAGAATAATAGGTACTAATCTTTGATATCTTTTACCCAAACTGTACATTTTTTCCGGAGTAGGCATTTGGAGACTAACTGCGGCTTCTTTCGAAGCCCTTTGCCACATGAGTCTTAGCTGCGTTAGTTCGTTAAAATTTATACGCCCCGATAAATATTCCGCCTGCTTGACTTTATATAGTATATAATAAGATATAGCTTCTGTATAGCGTACTTTATCCGGTACCATAGGGTAACCTTCGTCATCAGTTTTAAATGCAATATAGTATAGCTGCGCTGTTCCAGAAGAAACAGAAAAAATAATGTGATTGTCCTGTATACTATAAGTATTATAAGAGGTAAAAACACTATTACTATCCGGGACTACATTTCGATTAGTAGACGTAGCATAAGATAAGACAGTGCTGTTATTGAGAACAACTTGAGTTATTTCCACAAAATCACAGGGTAACAGAGATCGGTGATTATGAATAGTAACGTCCTCTACTTTATCTATATACTGTGCAGTAGCATTTATATACTCAACTGCTTGTCCTATCCATTCAAGCATATCTCCTAATCTACCCTCAAATTGTAATCCAAAATCGCTATACAAATTAGCTAGAATTCGTTTAGAGGAGATGTAATTAAACGTCATAATACACGTAATTTATTGTTCCCTGAATTTTTTACATAGTCGTAGATAGTACTACGGACAGCATAGGAAGGTGTATAAGTATAACCATGTATAGGCGGATATCTCACTGTATATAAATTATAATTACTGGCCTCGTATAGAGCTCTGTAACAATTCAAATTAGCACCCGTAAAATAGTTCCTTTTATAGCGATGGAAATTCTTAGTTTTTACCGCCCTTAATTTAATAGGTCCCAAACCTTGATAGGGGTAGTAGACTATATTTTTCTCTATAACATACTTTATTAAAAGCGTATTTAAAACTTTCAAGGCCTTTACTATAAGAGCAGTAGTTACTTTTTTCCGTCTTAAACTTTTGTCGTATGAAAAACAAAATGAAGCACAATCACGGGGGGTATAACTATTTTTATTTTTCGTCTTTAGCATTGTTTAATTTATCCGGGTTAAATCTATTAATATTTAAATATTTTGATAACACTCTTTCTATTAGAGGACTTAAAGAATAACTTGCGATAGGATAAGACATTTGTTTTGTAAAACAAGGCTCTCCGGTACATTTATTGAAATCTTTAGCATCCTCAGGATTCTCAAAAATCCCCTTTATATTTATAATCTCAAGAGATGAAGGATTTTTTATATTAGTTATATATATCCTTTCGTGTCTATAAAAAGATCTGGGTAATTGTTTAGTGTATTTTTTATAACGAGACCAATGGGCTATAGCTTCTGAAGTGAATTCAAAAGGGGAGTCATGAGTAGCTAATCCAATATATGTAAATAAGACCGTATTATGTATACCCGACCAGTTAATAATAATAGGTTTAGGGACAGTGGGTACCGTCCTATAGATAGTTGTTTCTGAATCAAAACCTAGATTACAGCATTCTACCTTATCTACACACTCTACAGAGATACACCCTAAGTCCTGAATTAGAACATTATTTAAGGCTTTATTTTTCTCGAAGTCTTCTTTCAATAATAACCCACGCTCAGTAGCTAACCAAAAAGCGACTTGATCATCGGATAAGTCATCATCTACGGAAGTAACACCACCTTTGAAAACGTTTTTAACATTATAAATTAGTTCCTCTAACGTTGCCATTAATTATTAAATATAATAATACCCATATCCACACGAGATGTAAACAAATAAAAAGATATATAATCCCCATTTAGATTAATACCCAGATATAGTAAGAAGTATTTAAATTCTAACTCCGACATTTAATAAGTCCTTGTAATTGATAAAAGTAGGTGTAAAAACTTTCGACTTTAAAAAAACCACTTGTGCATCACACAAACTCATAAATAGGTTAAACTCACTTAAATATTTATACACTATACAGCCGGCACTATCAGCTCCTATAGTATCGTTATTTCCATCCATAACAGGATGTGCATTTAACCCCACAGCACCACTATATTGAGGTAGTGTTTTCAATATATCATAATTATAGCGAGAACCTCTGGGAACTCTAACCCAAGATATAGGTTTACTGCTATTTATATTTACGAGAGCTTTTATATTGTAATGATATCCTAACTGCCAGCACTGGTTATGCTGACCTTCGGAAATAACAGCACAACCCTCGGGCAACATAGGATTATCTATATAGAAGACTCCGGGATAGGTAGTTACAGTGAAAAGATTATAAACCCAGTTATCTCTAGAATTCGGGGTTTTATAAAAGACTATCGAGCTACAGTTAAATTCATCAGGTTTGTACTCAGATCTAACATATATTAAATTTAAGTTATAAAACCCTTTAGTGAAAATAGTGTACCCTTTGTCTGTTAAAGACTTTACTAAAGTATCTATATTAAACATCATCTTTTATTTTATTATATAAGGTTTCAAAGCTATTATTTCCGGTCAGTAACTGTTCTTTTACTTGTTTCTTAAAAATATCCGCACTGTTTATTATTATACTATAGTAATCAGCACGGGGATCCTGCTTGGATATTAACTCTTTTTTTAGTTCCTCTAGTTTAGAAAACTGATCCTCAATTAATTGATCTAAGTCTTGCATATACAATTTCTTTTATAATTTCCTATTTCAAAACACTCATAAACACACTCAATGTCAAAACCTTGACAAAGAAAATTATCCCTAATACATTTCAGTTCAGTCTCCGAAATATAATTGGGATAATCCTCTTTATTAAGGTAAACTTGGGCAAATAACAAAGAAAGATATAAAACCGTATGGTTTACTCGGTTTATAAAACTGTAAAGTTCATTTATTTTATCTACTAAACCTAATTTCTGAAAAACAATAGCTTTGTTTATTAAAGTTTGTGTAAACTCGGTTACAGCTAAACTTGCACAGAAAAACTTTTCAAATATAATAGGATGGGCCATCTCTGTACACCAATCGGGTCTACAAGGTGGTGTTAAAAACTGACCGGATGTTATTATTTTAGGTTCTTTAGCAGGTGGTATCATTAGTCTATTTTCTTTAATATAAGATCTATATTTCTGTTTAATATTTCAAATTCTTTGCGTAAATAATCGATATCTTTTTTCAGCAACTCAAAATTAGTAATATCTACTTTAGTTTGAAGTAACATTTCAAGAGAACGCACTTTATACTCAATATCTATTATTTTTCTTGGAGAATTTAACTCCTCCAAAATCTTTAACTTCTCCTCCAGAATCCTAAATTTATTTGAGAAGTTTATTAAATACTTTACAATACCCGCTAAAAAAGTCAATACTGTAATAAGACTTACAATTTCAATGGTTACATTTAACATCTTAAGAGCCTGAGTTATGAAATGTATAAAAATGGGTTAATTCAATATCTTGACTACCACAATTTGATCCTGTATTCAAAAGTATTGTTATCCTAAAGGGATCATAAGATGTGTACGTAGCTAAATTTATTTTAAATTTTATCTTCAAGCCTGTCGGTGAACAAAAATCTGTATCAGATATTACTTGTTCCAAAGATACATCTAAATTCTGATCGTATTGATCAGTTCCATTTATAGATAGAATAGACCAGTTATTCATAATACAGTCGCACTGACAATCGAATACGTAAATATAAGTTTCATAGAGTGTTTCTAAGTGATCTACAGGATCCAGAGGGTGATTATGTCTCCATAGAGATTTGGACTGTATAGTTCCTAAAGGATCTAAATAAGGGGAAGGGTTACAATTATTATTACCACCGCCACAGTTACGCCTTTTTATAGTTTCAAAACGTTTTACACGTCCACAACCTATAGCTTCCCATGTTATTTTGTAATCTTGATTAGGATTTAAATTTATATTGTCTGTAAATGCAAACTCGACTATATTAAACCCCTCTTCACATAAATCCTCCGAGGGCAATCCCGGAGAATCACAACAAAATGTACTAATATCTACATCTAAACTGGGGTATATATCCACACTCTTAGGTATTCCTCCTCCGAATCCCCATCCTCCGGATCCCCCTATTAAATTGAACTGTCTAAAACATTTTTGAACTTCTAAAACACAGGGATCTTCTCTGTAGGTCTCTATATACTTAGCTTTATCTAAGCATATTTTCAGAACTTTATTCCCGGACTGTTTACTACTGGAGATTACCATATCCGAAGGATACCTATTTATAATCCAATCCAACGTTTTATTTATAAAATCTGAGTAATCCGTACAAGTAGCGACAGAAGGGGCATCGGTTACTCCCGGCCGGTACCCATGTATCCCTCCGGAGCACTTCAGGGCCATGTCAGGGGTCATGTAATCGTATACGAAATAGTACTCATGATTAGGATTTCCGTATATTAAACCTAGCCCCTCCGTTAAAGGAAAATCGAAAACAATACATATCTGCCCCGGCAAGGCACCCACATCGCAGTTTTCACCCGCGTCGTCGTAAGGAGTTACTTTTACATAGTCTATTTCTTCGGTTAAGTCCCCTAAATCTCCTGCGAATTCAGAGGGGTTACATAAATTATCTATGCGTACCGGTTTTATTTGAATACAATCCGTACACTCACATAATTTTTCCAGATCTAACACGGTAGTATAGACTGTATTACCTTCAGTACCCCCTCCTGTATCAAGTATAGTATTTTCTACAGGATCGGATGGTGGGGGATCCGTGGGTGGGGATATTAAAGGTGGATCCGGATTGGGGGGTGGATTTGTAGGCGGAGGAGTAGACGGCGGTACAGTTCCGGGACCTGAGTATTTATTACACTTAACTACAGGGATTATTGTAGGATTGGGTTGCATTAATACTGGGATCCCTCCCGCAGTACCCCCTACAGCACCTCCTCCGGCATCTGAAACTTCAAATAATTCAGGATGCTTTTCCAAGGCTTTTTGTTCATTTGTTACTATTTCCAGAACACCTCCGCCAAGATGTGAAACATAACCGTTATAATTAGCCTCCCATATGTTATTATGATATTCCGCGACATTATCGGAGTATTCATATAGATCAGCACTTTCTCCTGTCAGTAATCTCGTATCTATCTGCCCTTTAGGTGTATTAAAAGGAGTAGCACAACCTGCCATAATACTACTTAAAGTATTTGCGTCTGTAATGCCTATTCGGGTATCATAGTTGGTTGTAGCCGTGGGGCCATACTGAGTATTTGGCTGATCACTTAGTTGAATTCGGGTTAAATTATATCCGGGAGGTAATAAGGAATAATTAGGAGGTTCCGTAGGTGCCGTTGGATTCGCCGGAGTCAACATCAGAGGTTGTATTATGCCTACTTCCTCAGATAGTTGAGTTTCAATAGTTTCCAGCAGTTTATTGTTTTTATTTATAATAAAGTCCTGAGGACACCCCGTAAGTATAGGGGGATCCTCCTCAGGAGCTTTTTTATCTAAAACAACTCTTTTGGTTATCAGACAACCGCTTGAAGCGGACAACTTAACTCTTATATGATACTCCCCTACACAAAGATTCTTAAAGGTTTTATAAGAACCCGAAAAGACATCAGGGCCCGACCATGTAGCCCCGTCATCTATACTAAATAAATACGGCTTATTAGCTGCACCCATCTCAATAGATATTTCCCCGTTACAACAGGTACTACATGTCGGATATTTAATCATCTTTAATTCACTTAAATTTCGATATCAACTTCGGTATTACAAGCATCGGTACCTACACAACAAATCATAGTAGTTACACCCACTTCCACTTTACTTAAGCCAGTGTAAGCAGTAGGAGTAGTAGTAGTACCTGCATATGTGCACACAGAGAAAGGTTTTCCACAGTACTTGTCTGCAAACTTATTCATAGGGAATCTAATAGTAACTGTGTTTAGGTTAGCATGTGCCTCTAAACCTAATGCCTGTAGATTTACATCAGTATTGATAGCGGCTACAAACAAGTCTGCGCGTTCTATAAGAGTAGTTCCACTGGAGACATCAATTAGAGGTATTCCTTCTACAGCAGCAGAAGCTACTACATTAGTCTCCAAAGGACAACTATTCAATAAAGGTAATACGGCTATAATAAACTCCTCAGAAGGTGTTATAGTACCGGTAAACTTAAATATAAGCTCAACGTTATTAGGATCACACACTTGAGAGCCACAATTCCAATCCAATAAGTCTGTGATTTTTTTACAGCATGCTTGTACCCATGCCGAAGTACCTCCTACTTGGTTTGTTCTGTGTACATGGTATGCTGTTAGCATACCATTATTACCATACTGACGCTCTTGAGTAACAGACCCCATCGTTTGATTTAAGGGAGCATATAAAATTAATTTAGAGCAATTTGCAGGTTCTGCTTTACATCCTAACAAATAATTAGATTGGATCTCTTTTGCATATAACTTCCGCGCATATACTCTACAATTAGTAATAACAGCAGAACTCCTCATTACATTAGAAGAGCGTGTACCTAGTTTAATAGGTCCTGTTAAATTGTCAAAATTCTGCACAAAGTCTCTATCCGCAGTACTAAGTGTAGACTCGTGGTCCGGATTTCCCATATCTGCGAACATATTGGTGAGTTTCACACCATTACACCAAAACTCCACATAAGTATTTATTTTAGGTTCATAAACACTTAAAGGTTCAGACGGGCCTATCTCAGAAGTATCCGGGAATTTTTTTAGAACAAAAACAATATGATTGAAATTTACCGGATCCATATTTAAAGCATTTACAGTAGATACCTTAAATGCGGTGTGTCCATTATCATTATAGTCATTGTTACTATGCTTGTTTACCGCCAAATGCAAACTGGTATAGTTAGGTATATGGGGCATTAACCTTAATGTAAAACCTCCAAAATCACCATTCACAGGAGTCCCATTATTAAAAAAGACTGGCATTTCGGTATCCCAGCTAAATAATATAGAACCCTCTTCTATTACAGGATTAGGTTTTACCCACATCTCAACTGTAAGCTCTGATTCGCCTATATTATACTCGGGGATGTGGTTAAAAACCACATGCTCAACCATCTCGGAAGGATATTGCAGACCTCCGTAAGTGTACTCTAAAGCATTTTCACATTTATCAGAGTCTCCCGAACAGCTGTCCGAGCAAGTATCTCCATTTTCAATGATAAACGTTCTTATAGAGGTACACGTATGTGGCATGCCCTGCTGTAAATCCCTATCAATCTCTACTTGATAAGTTCCCGGGGTTAAACCACTGATAGTTTTTGTACGGGCTGTCGTACCTTCACCTATTTCCCAAGTGGACCACTCGGTAATAGTAGGAGTTATCCTTCTATATCTAAATTCAAAGGGTGCGGATGGCCCTCCCATAATCGTAATTATTGCTAACCCGTCAGCACAGGTAGCACATGTAGCTGCATGTATCATGTTCTTAAAGTATTAAATAGTATCATCTGATTTAGAATCCCCTGCAAAAATTAATCCTATAGACGCTATAGTTACAGCGATATCTTCCAAGGGAAGGTTATTAAGATTGGGTATAAATTTAGCCAATAAAGTTAATAAAGCCAAAATACCCGCTGTAGTTGTTTTTTTATTTCTAAAAAGAATTTTTAACATGCTGTTGAATAATTATTAGGTTTATTTAATGTTTTACTTTGGTAATCGTCTTTTAAAATAAGATTTATATTGGAGGTTCCTAAGAAAATTAAATTATTTGTAGTTACAAACCTCCCTGATTTTTTTTTGTATCTATAGCCTATAATAATTAAATCCCCTTCATTAGAAGTGGCAATAACTTTCACAAAATAATTACCTGCTTGCTCTATACTAAAAGTAAAATCCGCAGGCATTTTACCTATATGTAATAGACTTAAATTTTTAGTATACTCTTTCTTTTTTATAAAGTACCCCTCTTCTCTTATTAGGATGGTCTCTAACATTTTTTTTGCAGCTAAGCAACCACCTCGATATTTATCAGACTTCGGGTTTAGTATTTCAATAGTTTTATTGCAGCCACACATCTTAAATTATTAAATTAATAGTACTACAAGGATTTATACCAATATTAAAGGAACGAGAGCATCCGTTACTATCTGTAATAGTAACCTGATAATTGCCGCTTTTCAGATTATTTAAAACAGTAGGGGTACTGCCATCCGTAAAAAGAGTAGAGGGTACTACCTGCCCTTCAGGCGACAACGTAACCTCTACTGTATAAGGTCCTGTACCTCCTGTAATAGTGTCTATAGTAATAGAGCCATAACAATCACTCTCGCAATTTTCATTCTCGGCTACAGGTGTAGCAAACACAATAGCTGTTGGTTGTGTTAATGTTAAATCACTGGGGTATGTAAAGCTACATCCTAAACTATCCAAAACTTTCAAAGTATAGGTACCCGCACATAAATTAGTAAAAGCGAACGCTGTCGGGCATGTTTCATCATCACATCCTGAAGTAGCCGTATACTCTCCTACAGGATTGGAATTTAGAATAAATCGGTAAGGGGGCGTACCTCCCTCCACAACTGCATTTATAGCTCCATCACAAGCGTCATAACAAGACACATGTTTTAAGCCAACGCTCAAATCCAAATTATTTGTATTTTCTACAAAAAAATCAAGAAAGGTAGTACAGGCATGGTCATCTACTACAGTGAGTCTATAATCAAATTCACTTATGGGAACATTCTTAAATATACCACTTGTTTTTGAAATAGGTCCATAGGAAATACCCGTATTTTCTAAAGTATAGGTATAACCCGGAGTTCCCCCTTCGGCTATTGCATGTAGTTCTAACCCCGTAGCATTACAATTCAGGGGTAAAATCTCATAATCCACTGTAAGGGATTCCGGCTGAGTTATCTCAAATTCCTTTGTAATACTACAGGTAGCACTGTCTTTTACTGTAACGGTGTACTTACCGGCAGGTAGATCATGCCAACAATAATTACCACCGCGATCAAAAGAGATACCACCCGGCATTTCAGGGGGATTTGAAACTATTACAGCTCCCGGTGGGGTTACATTAGGAGAACCCATATTAGCAATAGGATCTCCTTGGCTGTTTGTAATGAGGATAAACCCCGGATAAGAACTTGGGGGTAATGAGAAAGTACTTCCTGTACAAAATCTCCCATCGGCAGCCCCAAAACATGATACATTAGTTGTCATATGTTAAAATTAATAAACTCTTCTTTTATAACGAAATCATAGCTGGTGAGGCAATTGGCACAATCACGTACTTTTAGATTATATTTACCCTCCGTTAGACGTAATAAATATTTTCTATCATCAAAATCCAGAGGTAAAAAAGGAGCTCCATTCAAACTGTAACTATATGGTGATTCCACACTTGTTCTACAGTCTGTATTACCCCCTACCACTTCAAAAATTAAACTCCCAAATCTAGTATTATTTGGACAAGAAACACAAGTCGGCTGTAATAATTCTATTATATTAATTTGTAAAGGTAATGGGTCTACTATTGTAGCACAAACGACACGGCTACAATTATCTGTATTACTTATTGTTAAACAATAGGTGGCAGGTTCTAAATAATAGATATCCATTTGATTAGAAAAAGGAACATTATCCTTTGTCCAAGCAAATGTAACTCCCAAACTATTATCAAAAAACTCTCCTACCTTAATACTGCCATTTTTTTTACCCGCACAAGTGGGTTGCGTAACGATTAATTCTAACCCTGGAACTATATTTAAGATCTCTGCAAGACCATAGTTGGCTTCCCCCGTTTCATCTACTATCTCTACTAAATAGTTTCCGGAGCCCTGAGAAGCCGTAAAACTCACTACACCTACACCGCCTCCCAAAGGCTCAAATCCTTTTATTTGCTGTAATGTGGGTGTAGTACCACAACAATGTATTAAAGGTCCTAAAGCGAATAGACCTAGATTTGGAAAGGGGTTTATATAGAGAGTATGCGACACATAATTACCACAACCAATTAGCAGCATTCCGGGATCATTAGGTAGAAATACAATAGTAACACTATTTGGGGTTGTAGTAATTACACGCCCGAATCCTGTTAAACCGTTAACTAAATCTGAGATAACTGTAGCTACAGGTACAGGATTAATACCGTAGTCTATAAAATAAATCTGATCGATTTTAATTGCATAATAGGTAGGGTTGCTTAATGTAATCGTTAGTGTTACTGAAGTAATAGTATCGTCTTGACCACATTTAGGAGTTAAATATGAAAACTCTGCATTGGGATCCGAGAACTGCTTAAACCAATTAAAGTAGTAATTATTGGGATTACCACCACCACCTAAATAATTATCAACCACTATAGTTTTATAATCCTCCGGACATATTCCGTCAACTACTTTGACATTGGCATGTATATCCTCTACTGTAACATATGTACTCATGCAAGTGGACTTTGTTTAAGGTATAACCAGATTATTTTAGATTGTTTATTAGGTGTCGTAGAATCTGTAACTGTTATTTTTACCCAACCATTACCATTTACCTCAGCCAAATGTGCACAAAACTCATCTATAGTTTTTTTCTCATTTAATTGCTGTCTATTGATTATAATTGGGGGTCTATTCAGTAACTCTACTCCATTTATAACAACAACCCCATTTTGATTCGTTTGCTTAGGTATAGGTAAACTGGGTGGTATTAAATTTAAAGGGACAAAACCTCCATAACTCAAGAAGTCGTCATATATAAAAGTATAGGGGGGTGTACCACCTAAAGGAACAATATCAAAACATTGAATGTTCCCATCCGTACCTCTTTTCAGAACACGATCTTTATTCCAATAAAGTTTGTATTTATCGGGGTTAGGAAAAGGTGTTATAGGGGTATAAGGAACTCTAGGGAGTGTCGTAGTCCTGAAATCCTTATAGTATAACTCTACATCCAGTACCTCGAAAAAGTTTATAGTAAACGAGTAGGTCCAAATACACTGTTTATTAATAAGATCCCTTATATATATAGTATAAGTCCCCGGAGTTAAATTTTTTTTAGTTAAATTTCCTATATAGATAGAGTATACCGAAGGGTTATCCGACCAAGCTATTTCATACTTAGTATATAATCCTACAAACTGTATCTCTATCTTACCGTCAATATTGTCTACTGTGGTAGGATTACAAATCCTAACATTTATATCTGGAGAAATAGAAGTACATAATACTTTTAAATCCGGACAGCAATTTTTTAAGTCAAATCTAGTCCAATTAGCCACAACAAGATTTTATTTTAGGTTTACATTTATAAGGAGTATCGCCCATTCTAGATACAAAACCACATCTACCGCATATCCTATTCAAATTATTAATAATAATATCTGTTTCTTTTAAAAAAGTAAGATATTCTTCCCTAAACAGAAATACACCGTTATTTAGACCACTATATACAGCAATATTATAACCCAGTGCATATAAATTAGCGACAAACATATTTAATTGGTTTAACCATGCTGTAAATTCCTGTATATTATCCAGACACGGCTTACAATCTGTACAGTTTATAGACATTAAAATCTGTTTATAACACTGCAATATATTACAAAACTCATATACTACAAATCTTTGTTTATCCAGTATACTAAACTCATTATCACTACTCCTAATTATGTACTCAATTACATACATCCCATCTTGAGGAAGTTCTATAGTAAAAAAAGTATCCCCCAAATAATCTGTAACAGTTTTTCCACTTAATAACTCATTTGATAGATTATAGATATTTAATTCTAAAATGACTGTATCCTTTAGGAAGGTATTCCAATCCTGTAATTTAAAAATACCACAGGATTGCCTTTCAATAAATACAGGGGGTCCTACTGTAATCACCTTTTCTTCTTTACAGCAGCCGCAACAATTACACACTTCTAATGTAATTACATGCTTACCCGGAGTATTAAAAGTATATTTTAGGGGGATGAAAGGGAAGGATGTATCATGTCTTATAACCCCCGTTACAGACTCCCCATCCACAAACCATTCTACAGTATATTCACAGTATAACATTTAAGAAAATTTAATTTCCCCGGTCCCCCCGGTAAATTCTATCTTAGGATGAATTAAAAAGTAATTAGTGGAGCTGCCTACAGTTAACTTAACATGGACATCCCTATTACATAAAGTAATAGCAGAGTTTATATACTTAGATACATCTAGATTTAACGGAGAGCCTATATTATTTCTAAATACGCTATCGTTTTCTAAATAAATAGAGAATGAATATAATTCTAATCCGGATATATATACCCAATTTTCTACTAAATTCGCGTTGGAATGGTAAAAGTCATTAATACCATCGGCTATTAAACCTGCAATGGTATTTATATCCATATTACCTGTTACATGTATATTAAAACTATATAATACATTAGGATTTAGTTTACTTCCATAAGTATTAAAATAAGTCGGATTATTGGTATAAGTAACTATATTTATTTTTACATCGAGCTCTTCATAAGGACGTAAGTAATTATTTTCAACAGTTATCGGTAACTGAGTTGACTTATATTCGGTATTACAATCAATATCTAAAAGAGACGCAGCACAGCAATCTAAAAATCCTACTACACCCGTATAGCTAATTGAGCCATCTATTATAAAATTAGCCGCATATATATCACAGGGGTTATTCAGTACACTCTCCTCAAATTGTATCTTAATAGTCTCATTTTCCGCTATTACAGTAAATTTCTTAGGATTATTATCAGGATTTGTAGGGGAATTGACGGCATCTACTACTCTCTGTAAATACATCGCTAAAGTATTTACTCCGGACATATCTATTATACCATTAAATACATGTATAGTATTCATAGGTACGTAAGAATTTAGCGTTATTGTTATACCCCCCGGATAGAGGTTATCGGGATCTTCTACCAGAGCTTTTATAGAGGGGAAGTAAGCTGTTATAGCTCCGGGTTCGTTACTACAATATATAGACTGAGTAATCTCATGTTTAGGTGTAATACTGGCTACATAAATTTCATCACAAACACTTATAAAGAAATTCATATCTCCTATTAACTCTATATTTTTCTCACTGCAATAGCTATAGCAAAACTTATAAATTTTGTAATTCGTGGTTTCAAATTCATTAGGAAAATCAAAACTTAGTTCACGATTAGAGTTATCCTCTATAGCACTTAAAAATTTATAGTTGCTATCGGGATCCTGAGTTATTATTACCAAAGTATCCTGAATACAACAATCGTTTTGGACGGCTATTTGTAAACAATTACTAAATACAAATCTTTCTTTAGTAGGGTCAAAGTTAGGGCCATTTATAACACAAGGGTCTCCTATTATATCGGGCTTTTGTCCATATTTATTTGCTTCACTTACTAATTCAGGGAACATCGGTATAATAGTAAATTCCGGCAAGCTATTACAAGGCTCTGTTTCAGTATCCTCAGTACAACAATCTAATTCTTCATTAAGGTGTATAAAAGGCGTAAAAGTTATTTCCGTACCCGCCACAACACAGTTATTTTCTTTACAACATGGGTATTCATCCATACCAAAATTCACACTGGGTAAATACTCATGTATATTTATAAGTTGTTCGCATGAGGAGACTAATTCTAAATTAGAACCCTCTACAATATTATGACAACATTCTATTATCGGAGCTCCGGGAGTGGATACATAAAGGGATTGGACTACTTTATGTAAGCCATAATTACGGAAAATATAGCACGTATTCTCAGCACCTATCACATCCTCTTTCCCAAAAGTATAGATTATATTGTGATATAGAGTATTCTGAGTATTATATACACATATCTGATTACTACAGGGTTTTTTTATGATATAAAAACTACATAATGTATCCACTTGCGGACAATCCTCGTATGTAGGAGGTGGTATAGGGGGATATCCATCAGGACAGCAAACGCTCTCTAGATCTCGTATTATAAAATTAAGATCCGTGTAATCCTGAATCTCCCCGGTTATTTTGTTATAGAAATAGAATTTATTCGTATAAAGTATTTTTTGTCCTGATGTCCTTATAACTATATAGACATCCGTTTTATAATATTCAGAGGAATCAGGAAGGTTATAGGAACCACCACCCCCTAAAACCACAGGTGGGATTATGGGAACTGTAAATGCAGAATCCTTATAAAATTCTATAGTGCCCATAAAAGGGCACTCATAGTTATACGCAAGAAATACTTTACCTGATACCATTGTTACATTAAAGATAACCTTAAATTCCCTATAAAAGTGTCTGTAACCATATTAGTATCACTAACATTACAGAACGCTAAATTGTTCGCAGTGCTTACCGGGACCACACTAAATGTTGGTAAAGCAATTGCAGGTATTGCAACTACATTTCCTATTCCGGAGAAGGGTGTTGGTACTCCGGGGTCTACTGCAAAATCGGGGGTAATACCGAAACTTCCGTTATACCAGTGAAAGTCAGAACTAGGTCTAGGACGTGCCGAGCCCTCATCTGCGGAAATCCAAATAGTTAACGATTTAGCTAAACTTTTAGAGTTATTTTCCCCCGCTAAATTTAGGGTACTGAAATAATCTATATTAATACAATCATACACTTTATTTAAGTTGCTGGCTAAATTCTTCTGATTGGGGTACAGTATACTGTTCGTATAACCTGCTTGACCTAAATGTTGAACTTCGGACCATCTGACTTGCTCAGGTAATCCTGACCCTAAGTCATTTCTTAAATAAGATCCTAAATAACTGGAATAAGATGCTGAAGTTAAGCTGGCATTAAAAATTGGGAGAGTCATCACCTCCTCAAATTTCATATTTGTAAACCCCTCTAGGAGTGATACCTCAAGACCCGCCGGTCTTATATTCGCATATTGTGAAGTATAATCTGCGGGTCTTATTTGCTCTACCAAAAAGATACAACGATATTCATTACCCACAGCACCACTTAAGGCTAGAGAGGCTAACTTATCGAAAAAAACCCCTTCAGGATCTGAATTAAGAATATTCTGTAATATAGTATAATGAGCTGCTTGAATCTCCGCATCCGTAGCCGGCAAAGGAGGCGTTAACGGCTGTCCTAAAGGAGTTGCGGGTACGGAACCCCCTACTGGAACCGTAGTAATCAGAGGAGCTTTACCCTCCGTCCTATAACTATTTACGGCTACTTTCACGGTTAAATTCGTACCTCTAGGTGTACTTGTAACTGTACCGGTGTTAAAACACGCGTGGAAAGCTATTATAGCCGGAGTTTGAACTTGAAAAGGAGTAATAGTAATGTTAGTAATCTTATTGTATTCTATAACATTAGATTTCTTTACTCCATAAATAGGATCATACTGGGCAAACTCTAAGGATCCAGTTGTAGGAAACCAACCGCGCCTGTTGGGAGAAGTGGGTGGGGGATTTAATTCAAAAGGTCCCTGAGTATTGGGATTTAATACTGTAAAGTCCCCCGGGATTAAATCACCTCCCCCACCCTTAGGCGCGTATAACCTACTAAAAGTTCCCGAGGGTAATCCCAATGTAGTACCCGGTGCTGCCGAAACACCTCGCGTTCCCCAATTCTCAGCTACCATTACCTCTGTAACTCTATGTAAAGACATAATTTTTATTTATTAAAAGTTTGAATTCTAGGGCTTTCTAAAGTTTCTAAAGCACATGAAACTGCTTTATCTATAATTTGTTGGTGTGTATTTTTATTCATAAAAAACTCTACATCATCCCAATGGTATAACGTATACTCTACATTCTTAATTGTAATAGTTAAGGGCTCCTTTTGTACAGTTTGATAGCTGAAAAAGGGGGAGAAGAAATAGTTTTCATTGGTAGCATATACTAGAATATCCTCTGTAAGTGCTCTAAGTTTCGAATATTCCTTCAAATATACTAAAATATAAGAACCTATCCCGGATGTTGAATCCACATACAATTGGATACTATTCCGGTCAGAATTATTACTTATAGTTCTAAAAGTTTTCTCATACTTAGGCCTATTGAAAGGGTCTTTAAACCTGCTTCCTATACTTAAATGATCCGCTCTCTTTACGGCTTCCTTTATAAGCACACTACAATTTTCCGGCTTTATTTCTATAAACTCTGCAAGAGAAAACCAATAATCTTCAGGAAGATAAAAGATATAACTTTTTATTCCCGGATAATCTATGAAGCCCTCCCCCGAAGGAGGTATGTACTCATATACGACTAGATTTGATAACTTATCGGTAATCTCTTGTGTTTGTTCATAACCTTTCTGATACACGTTGACACCTGTATACAACTCAGTTATAAATTTCTCTGTACCTAAATTTATAAAGAAATCTCGCTGCTCTATAGTTATATCAGGATAAGCATTAGAACTTACCTTATCTAACAAAACATTGAAATTCATATGCATCTCGTGTATAGTCATTATAAAGAAAGTCTGGCAGATTTTAAGTTCTCAATTAAACTTATCTTTAGCTTTTGATTCTCAGGCTTATTCAGTGTTTTAATAGCATCCTCTTCCGTAGATCCTAATATACTACTATTAAAGTAGTGAACACCTAGCTCCTCTCTGATAATACGATACTCAATACATAGTTTTAACAGCGCTTTATCAGAAGTTAAAGGACTACGTATAAAGTTTAAAAACTTCTCGGGATTTTTCTTCAGTTCTGTATGTAAATGGTAATTAGCAGTTTCTATTGTTAAACCCTTTGTAGGTACTCCGTATAGAGATAATAACTCTACTTTCTCAGGATCCGTTAACTTGTAGAATTGCAAAGAAGCCTCTAATTCCATTTGCATTTTTAAGTTAGATTCCTTAGCTTCTTCTTGCTCGTCGTAAAAATAGAAGAGAGAAGAGCTATAATTATCCGCACTTTTACTACTGGCTATTTGGGGGTATATTCCGGATGATAGAATAGCATGCTCAAATCTATGCTGTTCGATCTCCATATCAAAAATACGCCCCTCAAAGGGGATATGAATTAAATACTCTGAGAGATATTTATCATCTAATTTACCCTTATCGTCAAAAAGCGGTAAGTTAGGGTATTTATCTTTTAAAGTATCCAGAGGAACTCCTAACTCCCATTGCAATTTACCGTTTTTTAGAATACCAAACTTATTTCTACTGCCGGGTAGTACCGCCTGTCGATTACTAATCTTATTAGAGGTGTTTCTTATAAGTCTAATTAGAGGGCGCGTGGAACCTATCGTATCCATATCTATTAAGATACTCTTAAAAGTCCCCTCAGTATCCAGAGGTTGCTGAATTAAGGTATTCTCCTTTACGGGTTTAGTTTCTTTTACAGTTTCCTTCATATTATCTTACGATTGTAATTTTACCACATGAAAAAGGGTTAGCTATTTTTATACCTGTTTCAGAAAGAATATAACATTGGAAGCCGTCAAATCCATTAGATGCCATAGAGAATCTTTTCTTAGCCTCGCTTAAGTTAATATCAGATTTACTGGTGGGGGTAAAGTCAGGAGATGTAGATCCCCCTGTAAACCACTGTAGGCAACGCCTATTCTCACCTCCGGCACCTCGGGTAATCATCTCTAAATTAGGAATACCATCATAATCGGATAAATCTAAGAAAAACATCTCAAAGGATTTTTTAGTGAAACCCGTTACAGGATCAAAATCAGTAAAAATCTCTTTGCGGTCAAATAAGGGATTGTGAACTAATGTAAATTCAGTACCCATTAAGCCTCTGTACGTAATAAACTGAGACCCAAATGCCAGTTTATTACCCGTCTTTTTCTCCACAAAGAAAGAAGGCTCTGCAAAATTACTGTAGGCTCCATAGGCTTTTTTCATAGCATTATCAAAAGCCCACATACCTCCCCTTCCTGTAACTACTACCCTTTTATCATTAGCACATTCTTTCCCCTGACACATAGTATCGAAAAGCATGTGTTTTAAGCTCTCTTCCGTAAGGGTACTGGTAACAATTTGGTTTATACCTGAAATTTGTTCCTCTAATCCAGACCCTATTTTTACGGGTCTCCCATTAGCTCCTGACATAGGTATTGTCCCATCAGAGAGGCGATTATATTTACCTAGCCATAAGTGTATTTCTTGAGATTCCAGCCACTGTTTAAAAAGCTCATATTGTTTCACGTAAGCCCAGATATCTTTTCTTGAGTCTCCACCCGCTCTGAATTTGAAATGTACTACAGTATTTTTAGCGGATCCTGTCATACCCCCACTCATACGCTGAATAGTCATTTGATTCTTAAACATCATAGGAGTAGCCTCTTTCATACCACCGCCTTCACTACCCTCTTCAAATGAAGTATATGCCATACCGATCTCTTTTCCAATAGTTAGAGCCCCCGGCATTATAAACGCATTGGCATCGGAGGTTACAATTTGGAAAGTATAACACCATTGGGAACCACTTTGGTAGGGCTCTGCCATTACACGACATTGGGTCTGATCAGGAAATAAGCATACGTCCCCTAATACAAAGTATTTCTCCGCAAGGGGTAGTATGAAGTTAGAAAAGTTTTGACCGCAGCGGACAGTTTGAGAGGGCGGTCCAACAATAGGGATACTCCTCAGCATACTTCCTTGGACTGCCCACATAGTTTCGTCAGAACCAATAGTTCTTACATTTTTAGAGATATCCGAACGTCCTGTACCCTGAGTAAGCATTTGAAGAACATTGGAAGTTTTATCCCTACCCATAATATAGATTATTGCATCTAATACATCGGGTTTCATTAATAATGCACTAGCTAATTGATTCGTATCGGTAAAGGTACCGTCTCTGTACTGCGCTTGTTGTATTTGTGTATTTAACATATTGAATAATAAATAAATAGGTTATCTTCTAGATTTTAAATTGCCATTTCTTTTGATCTTATCCTCTATTTCTGTATAAACTTCGTTACGTATTATCTTTCTGTAATCAGAGGTACCCCCCTTAAAATAATATGCAGCCAGTTTTAATACAGCTTTAAAGTCATTATTAACTACATTACCCCATGCACTTAAATTGGTGTTAGGGTCTACAGTTAAAAGAAAGTTTAAGAAACGTTCTTTCTCCGTTTTTGTTAATGGTACTCCGAATGTTTCTTCATCGCCTCCTCTAACATAAGCTACAATGTGGTCTATATTATTTTTATAATCTAAATACTCTTTTCTTTTAAGCTCCTCTAACTGACGCTGACTCCTTTCATAATCCGCCTTCTGTAATTCTTTTAAGAAAAGGAAAGCCTCAAGGGTTTCCGATTCCAGAGTACCACTCATCTCATAAAACATGATCTGATCTAAAATTTTCTTAGCGGTAAACCCTGTGGTTCTTTTTAGGTATTCCTGTATAATCCACCTTTGGGACTCCAAACTGCTCAAGTCTATTTGATCTAAATCATAATTAATATTATCTTCTTTATTGTTAAAATAATAATTAAAGAAGTCAACAGGGTCTCCATTTTCCCTTAAGTGTTGATCAAAATTAGCGGAGAGTTCGTTAGTATAATAGGGAGTACTATTATTTTCTAAGATAGTATTGATTAAATTAGAAAGACCCGCTTCGTAACCACCTACCTCTGCAAAGGGGATTACAAACTCATTAGAGAATTCCCAACCATTCTCCTTGAAAAGATTAAGAGCTATATCAAAACAATAATCATCTTGAGCATGCTTTATATACTTTTGAGGGATATTATTTTCTACATATTCTGATAATTCAGTCTTATATTTAAAATAATATCTACCCCCTTCAACAAATTCTTCAGGCTCGTCCTCAATAACAAATCCTGTGTCAATAGGTTCTACAGGAGTTGGTACCCTGTCATAATCCTGGTTAGAGGGGGTACCCTGAATAAAGTCATCTTCATCTTGGTATACTTCTAAATTACTGTTATTAGGTTGTACGGTAAAATCCGATAACGTATAAAAATCATCTTGTGCCATAATTTATTCTTTTTTAGGTGATTCAGGATTTAGATTAGATACCTCCTTTTTATGTGTGGAAAGTTTAATATCATTCTCTATCTTTTTTATTTCAGCATCCACTTTACGCCGAGAGGTCTCGGCTTTCTTTTTATCTAGCTGCAGCTTATCATATTCTAATATATCGAGAATGTTGTTATTATTCACATCCGCATTTAGATCCGAACGCTCCGCATATATTTTTGCCTGCGCTGCTAAAGTAGCTACTTTAAGGTCTGTATCGGCTTTTAATTGCTCTAATTTCATCTTCTCAGTGTATTCCGTTTGTATTTTAGTTGTCTCCAGTTGTAATTGTAACTGAATTGCTTTCTGAGCGGCTGCTTCTTTTTCTTGACCTTGCTGACTGGCTCTTTCATTAGCTTTACGTTCAGCTAACTCTAGTATCCTCTCTATTTCAGCTATAGACTTTGTTCGGGTTGTTTTTATATAGTCTTTTAGAGTAATCTCTTTTTGTTGTAGTGCAATTTTGGACAACTCTTTTAGGGTTTGTAACGTAGCCAACTCCTCATTAGAGTCTGACAGAAAAATCCCAAAATCCGAAAACTTAAATTCGGGGTTAACTTCGAAAAACCTTTTGGAGTGAGCATCGGTTACGTAAGTATATTTACTCCCCAGCATAAAAGTTGCTTGAGCCGTATTTAACAATAAATTTAATACTTTTAACTTAAACTCATTAAAGATATAGAAAATATTTTCAGTAATAGCTGAGGATTGATTGACCGATCTTTCAACACCTCCTAAAGTTTCGCTGCTATTAACTTGACCCTCCCTTTGTCTGGAGATGCCCGTAATATCTGATATCTCCGCTTTAAGGAATTCCAACTGTTTTATAAGAGATCCTATAGTATCTCCCAGCGTCCTGTCTATAGGCTGGAACTGATTAAAGGTTGTTCTGTCTCCTCCGGCACCATGTTCTAAACTATTAATAACGGCAATGCCGAACATATCCAAATAAAAAAGCCATTTTTCCTCATCCCAACCGGCGGATGTAGGAATTTGAGCTATATCCATGACAAACCCCTTACCTTTAGCACGGCTCATCATGAGTTTTATTTGGAACATAGTAACATTATAGAGACTTTGGTAATTTTTTATTTTATCTACTAAACAATACGAGGGCTTTATACCAATATATTGACTACTACTTACGGAGAATTCCCCGAAAGAGATTTTTTTATTCTCTATAGGACCTATATTCAAATAACATTCCGAACCTACTCTAATACCGGACCACCTCTCTGAAATCCAATGGACTGTTAGTGTATCTCCCGGAGCTACTTTATAATTATTATCAACAAATTCCTTAAAAAAATTACCGTCCTCATCCTTTTTAGTAAGGATTCTTACCTTTTTTAGAGATTTCCATTCATAATGTGCAACACGGATACTAGTTACTCCGGTATCCGTCATGTAGTTTGTATCAATAAAAGGGCTTTCAGGTTTCCCCTTTATATTCTCTATATACTCTACATCCTCTTTAGTGAGATATTCATAATATCTATCATGAACTTCCCCCGCAGTAATATACTCAATCTCCCTACACCAACTACAATCCTCTATAAAATCTGTTTTACTGGACGTTTCATAATTAAAATTACGAGGGTCCACTATTCTTATAGTTGGAACCTCAGTTTGACATCCTATATTTAAGATACAACAACCTGTAACTATGTAGTAATGAAATAACTTATTAAAAGTATACTTTAAGTTTTCAGTCTTAATTAACATTTCCAGCACATGTGCTGCTGTTATCTCCCCAATATCTGAAATACTCATCTTCTCCACCTGTTTTAACTCCTCTTCTAAATCTCTAGAGGAATAAGGCTGTTGTGGTTGTTGTGGTTGTTGTGGTTGTTGTGGTTGCTGTGGTTGCTGTGGTTGCTGGGGTTGCTGTGGTATCGGTATCGCAGCATTAGGATCCCCCTGTAAGGACTGTTCTGCAGCGGGGGACTCCGCAGTGAGCTTAAAGGTTGACTCCATAGCTTCAATCTCCTTAAACCTCTTTTTAAAGGCTTCCAGAAAGATCTCCAGAACTTTATCCGCTTTTATTTTTTGGACATTATTTAAGTGATCTTCACCTATATTATATACAACATAGTTAAAAGGGCGACTTAACTCTTCCCCTTTTATCAGATCTATTTTTGGACTGCTTATAGGGTAATTCTTTATACTTATAGGATACTGAAAATTATCCTCAACTCCATAAGGTTTCATTAACTTAACATACTCACTGGGGTCAAATTCACCTTCCTCAATTAGTTTTAAGTTAGTGCACATTTTCTCCTTTTCCTTACTGAACGCTGTATAATCTCCCCATAAAATATTATCTATAGCATTCATACACTCTATAGCCCACTTCTCTATAGACCCGTATTTACGGACTTTCTCCTTATCTGTAAGTTTTTGCGGAGGAAATTCATTGATGCCATTAGAAAAATTAAATACCATAGTAGTTAAATATACTTTTCCCAAAACCTAATTCAGGGGTACCAGATAGTTCTTTTACTTTTAATCGAAACATCTCTAAATCCTGTATTAAACACAATCCAAAAGCTATAACCCTATCAAAATTATCTGTAGTATTATAAACTAATAATTCCTTTAATAAGTTTACGTCCAAAATTTTTTCTACATTATATCTATTAGGGGCAAACTCCGTCAACAGCCAGCTACGTATCGTTTCGAGTAAAAAGTTTTTCATCTTTATAGTCATGCAGATTCCATGTGTTCTTTTTACGGTAGGATCTATAATAATATCATTAACAATATTTGGCTGTCCGCATAAGTATCGTAAGGATTTAACCGTCTCAAAATACTGTTTCATACCCGCAACATTATTTTCATGTAAGCATTTTGCATTATAAAAAATCAATAACTTACGCACTCTCTCATAATAATCCTCCGCTTTATCAGGTCTCCCTATATAAGAAGCTACCGGTAAATCGTAAGTTTTATCTGCATTATAGATCCTTTTGTAGATATATGTAGCACCCAAGGACTGAGATGTTTTAGAATAATCCTGAGCATATGGATCTGTCCCCGCTATGTATAATGAGTCAGGTATTATACCATTAACAGAAAACGGAAATTCATATATAACTATGCAGCCCTTCTTAAAAGATGTTTTAGTTACAGGAAACTCAGCTTCTCTAAGCTCCGAATCCGGCGTGAATTTTAACTTCCCTTCGCAAAAATCCAGCTCCCCGCGGATACCACACGTTCGTAGTTTATTATCTCTATTAACTGTGTCTAACCAATCCTGTAATAAAGCCAATGGGAAAATATTGTTACTGGAACTTAAGAAAACATCCTCGACCTTCAGGGGCCAAAATTGGATGTATTGTAAAAGAGGCTCTATATCCTTAGCTTTTTTAAGAACCTCACGCTCCTTTATAATATAGTTTTTAGAATCTTCGGTTATTGTAAAACCCTCGGAGTTCTTAAACTGATTTAAACACATAAATCCCGGTGTAAACAAACAACACGGGTTTTCTATAGTTCTATTTAAGTCAAAAGGTAGCTTAGGTATGTATATGTTCTTTTTTGACTTCGGTTCTAATCCGTCATAAAACGCCAACATTTTATAACCTACAGGATCATTAAAAACACGCTCGGCTTCTAAAACTTGTTCAGTATCACCCCCGGTACCAGTAGCTAAGGTAAAACCTATCTTAGAAGTCCCCCGCATCATACAAGGTCGATTAGATCCCAGAACTTTACTGAAATTCTTAAACATACCTACCTCATCTAAACCTATGAAATTGGCCGCCTTCCCTACACCATCAGTATGCTTTTCATAAACAATCCGGTAAATAATACCTTCATTACCCTCTATCAAAAAACCACTCTTAGTCTTTTTCCGATAGCCTGAAACTATATGGTCATTGGGGGAATCTTTTGAGCGTGATCTGTAAAATTCAGTGTTAGATAAACCATTTAAGTGGTTCCTAACTTTATCATAAACATCCTGCAATTTACCTGAATCAGCTGCGCCTACCAGTGATTTACCGGTACGGTGAAATATAAAGGGGTAGACGGCATTCCACGCCAGACAAAAACTCTTACCTCCTCTACGACCACTTAACCAAAGTAAATCTAAATTCTGCTCAATCGCTATTTCTATATTACCAAATACTATCCATTCTATATCTCGCAATTCCGGAGGGCCCAGATAACTAAAAGCACTGCCGGGTTTCTCTAACTCAATAGTCCCAAAATTAATATAAGAATATAACCTACCTGACATTTTAACACCCCCCACAGAAAAACCCTCAGTACACCTCTTATACTGCTCTTTCCAAATATCTACACATTCCTTAGTATTTCTATGTAGTTTCTTAAAGTCGCCCCTATCCAAGGCCTTCCTAAAGAGGGTGAAATTCTCGGGATTAATAGTCATAAGGTTATTTTACCATCCTTGGTCTGATCAGGTAAAGTGGTCTTTTTCTCTGTTATAGAAGTTACTCGAGCCCACTTATCTAAAGGGCAAGATTTTTTACCATCAAAGCCTGAGCGAGTTTTTAATTCTAAAGCACAACCACAGCCATGAATACCCGTAGAGGGATCTTTCTTATTTTTATCACAAATATATCTATCTAGAGTATTAGTCCCTTTATCTGTAAATAGAGGACAGCTTTTACAAATAGACATGCGCTCAGCACTTATAGCCTCAATTTCTTTTTTTTTGAAAACTAGATTTTTCCCCCCCTCCATAACCCCCTTTATAGTCTTTATCATTTTTTTTATAATTACCTATCTGAGTTATTTTAATGTTTTTATTAGAACCCTCCTCTAATAACTTGCTAATAAAAGTATATTGATAACTATTTAAGCTATTTAAAAGTTCAGCGGTTACTTGAGGATAGTCCCCTTTTAAAATAGAAATAGCTTCCTCTATAAGTTCCTCAGGTAACCTCCTTTTATAAATTTTACTCATACGTTCCTAATCTCCCTGATTCAAGTAATGAAAGTTGAATAGCCCCCTTTAAGACAGCTTCGTTACGCTCCGCTAATATATTTTGAATCTTCTTCTCCTGCTCAAATACATCCGCAGTACTTAATATTAAATTCTCTATAGTCTTAGCATTGGAATCGTTGTATACAGTAGTTTTTAAGTACTCCCTACGCTTATCTACAGTCTCCAGAAAAGTAATCAGCATCTTACGCATACTCTGGGAATCCTGGAGCTCCTTATACCTGTCTATAACAGGCTGTAACTTCTTTTCGTTCTTCTGGAAAAAATCCGGCTCCTTTAACCAACTATCCTCAATTAATTTAACCCGGTCCGAAAAGGGCATCTCACTATATATAGAATAGTAATCATACACAGCATATATAGCCCACATAATAGCACTACTATTCTTATTGCGTTTCTGAAGTAAATTAAACTCCTCAAGAAATAATAAATCCCTATTATTCTGATAGTCCCAAAAATCAGGTATAGCACTCTGCATAACTAATACTTAGCTATATACTTAGTTATATATTTAAATAATACTAATACTAAGTATATAACTAAGTATATAACTAAGTATATAACTAAGTATATAACTAAGTATATAACTAAGTATATAACTAAGTATATAACTAAG